CCTTGAGGACCTTGAGCACCTTGAGCTCCCTGAGCACCATTTGCACCATTAGTACCATTTGCACCAGCAGGTCCTTGAGCACCTTGAGCTCCCTGAGCACCATTTGCACCATTAGTACCATTTGCACCAGCAGGACCTTGAGCACCTTGAGCACCATTAGTACCATTTGCACCAGCAGGTCCTTGAGCACCTTGAGCTCCCTGAGCACCATTTGCACCATTAGTACCATTTGCACCAGCAGGTCCTTGAGCACCTTGAGCTCCCTGAGCACCATTAGTACCATTAGTACCATTTGCACCAGCTGGTCCTTGAGCACCTTGAGCTCCCTGAGCACCATTTGCTCCATTAGTACCATTAGTACCATTTGCACCAGCAGGTCCTTGAGGACCTTGAGCACCTTGAGCTCCCTGAGCACCATTTGCACCATTAGTACCATTTGCACCAGCAGGTCCTTGAGCACCTTGAGCTCCCTGAGCACCATTAGTAATCCCCGCAACATGGTCTAACAGTTCGTCTTTTGTATTTTGTACATCTTTAGTCGTTGCTAAAGAATGCTCTGTTCTTTGCGCATCTTTACATTTAGGAATATTTTCAAAATAACATACCTCATCAAATGTAGCATATACTTGGTTATTTTTTTTAAATTGAATATTTGAAGTGTCTGTTTCTATAATTAATGGTTTATCCTTATTACATTTTATACTTGATACACTTATATTCCAATTATTGTTATCTAAAGTTGACATATATAAATAACAAATAAAAATAAAAATTTATTTAAAAACAAAATTTAAATTAATTAAAATGGAAGTATTAATTAATAGAAATATTTACAGAATAAACAATGACGAATATGTAAAATTACTTCATAAAGAATATAACAATTTACACTTATACAAAGATTTAAACATTCATGATAGAATAATTGGTTTGATTATTAAATGTAAAGAAGTATTTTCCATTGGAGACACAGATTTTCTTTCATTTGACACTAAATATGGTGGCTTTATACCATTGAATCTAACTAATAATTTTAATCATATTTATTTGATAAATACATCAAGTCATCATAAGAATAATATAGATATAAATATTGAAAATTTAAAAATAAAAAACATTAATTTCCTTAATTCAAGTATGAGCACAAACAATATTATTTACTCTGAAGATCTAAATATTGATTTAATGTATTTAAATCAAAAAAATAATATTTATATAACAAAGGTAAAAGAAAATCCTACAAACAATATAACAGTTTTTTCATTGTCTAAAACAGACTACTACATCCATGTAAACAATACTTTTCTAAACAACTTTATAAATGTTTTCCGCTATTATGTTAAAGGTGAAATTGATGGCGTTCAATTGCTTAATTTTGACAATCTAATTAATTTATGTATTATGGTAAAAAATGCTGGTCAACAATTTGAACAAATGCTTACCAAAAATTTAGATATAATTGACCGTTGGACTATACTAGATACTGGTAGTACAGATAAAACAATCGAAATTATAAATCGCGTTCTTATAGGGAAAAAAGAAGGAAATTTGTATCAAGAACCATTTATTAATTTTCGTGATAGCAGAAATCGTCTTCTTGATTTGGCTGGAACAAGTTGCAAATTTAATATTATGTTAGATGATACATATATTGTTAAAGGCAATTTAAGAGATTTTTTAACAGAAGTAAGGTCAGATCAATATTCTAATTCTTTTACACTATTTATTCATAGCGATGATACCAAATATGGTTCAAATAGAATAATCAAGTCTGATTCAGGTTTAAGATATATTCATAAAATACATGAAGTTATAACAGATAAAAATAATATTAATGTGGTTATTCCTGAAAATAAAGCATTTATATTTGACGAAAGATTTGATTATATGGAAAAACGCACTATGGAGAGAAAACAACTAGATTTAAAATTATTATTTGAAGAAGTTGAAGAAAATCCAAATGAACCACGAAGCTATTATTATTTAGCACAAACATATAATTTATTAGAAGACTATGAAAAAGCTTTTTTTTATTTTATGAAACGTTGTGAATTTGTTAATTCTGGATTTATTCAAGAACGAGTTGATGCAGCGTTTGAAGCAGCCAGGATTGCTAATTTTAAACTTAATAAACCATGGAATGAATGTGAAGAGTTATATAATAAATGTTATAAAATTGATGAATCGAGACCAGAAGCGCTTTATTTTATAGGCATTCATTATTATTTAGAAAACGATTTCAAAAAATCTTTTCCATATTTGAAAAAAAGTTTTGAAATAGGGTTTCCTCAGCATTGTCAATATAGTTTAAAACCAACATTATCATTTCATTTCTTACCAAAATTTCTCTCTAGAATTTGTTATGAATTAGAAGAATATTATCTAGGATTACAAGTATCACAATTTTTTCTTATGAATAATCAACCAACCGCTGACGACTATTCAGAAATAGTATCTTGGCACCAAATTTTTCAAAAATTAACCAGTTATTCTGGAGAGGGAAAAGTCTCAGTACCAGAAAAACCAATTTGTTGCTTTGTTGCAGACGGAGGTTTTCATCCTTGGTCTGGTTCTAATATTTTAACTACTGGTGTTGGTGGTTCTGAAACATACATAATTGAGATGGCTCGTTATATTCGGCAACATGAATTCTTCGGTGAAGTTATCGTTTTTTGTAATACACCTGGAGAGAATACAGAAATATTTGAGGGAGTTATATATTATCATCTTAATAAATATTACGAATTTATAAATACTAATTACGTGCATACTTGTATCGTAAGCCGTTTTTCTGAATATTTACCTGTAACATTTAAAGGTTTTGCTGAAAATGTTTATCTAGTTGTTCACGACCTTACACCAAGTGGTATTGTTATACCAATTGATAAAAAACTTAAAAATGTATTTTGTTTAACCGAATGGCACGTTGAATATTTTACAAATATATTTCCAAATTTAAAACATATTACAGTTCCTTTTTATTATGGAATAGATCATACTAAATTTGCTGATAACAACATTAATAACAAAGTTCCATACAAATTTATTTATTCATCATTTCCTAATAGAGGTTTATTAGAGCTGTTAATAATGTGGCCAAAAATATATGAGTTTCAACCACTCGCAACATTACATATTTATTCTGATATATATAATAAATGGTCTAATGATGTAGAACCTGAAAAAATGAACAAAATTAAACAATTATTGGAAATATATTTAGAGAGAAATATTGGAATACATTACCACGGTTGGGTATCTAAAAGTGAGCTAGCCCAAGCTTGGAAAACATCTTCTATATGGTTTTATCCATGTACTTTTATGGAAACATTTTGCTTAACAGCTTTAGAAGCTGCGGTGTCAAAAACATTTGCAATCACTAATGATTTGGCTGCTTTGCAAAACACCGTTGGTAATAGAGGATGTATTATTAAAGGAGATCCTACAACTGTTGAATGGCAAACTAAAGCGCTTGATAAAATTTATTTTTATTTAAATAACATAAATGAACAAAATAAATTCATACATGATAATTTTTCATGGGCAAATAATTTAACTTGGAAAAATCAAGCGGAGAGATTATTGATTAAATATATTTTACCAAACGCAATAATAGAATATAAAGGAATGTATAATTGGACAAATGATTTACCAAAAGGTGAAAAACAAATTTTTTTGAATATATTAAATTATTTTAATAAAACTTATTTAAAAGTGTTAGAGAGAAAAAATATTAATGTTTTAGAAATAGGAACATATGCTGGTGTTTCGTTAATTAATATAATTAATATGATACCAAATTCATCAGGCATTGGTGTTGATTTGTGGAGTTCCTATAATGAGAATAAACTGGTGGAAAATATGGATGGTTTAGAAGTTGAAAAATCTTTTTATAAAAATATTAGGACATTTGGTCTAACAGATAGAATAACAGGTTTAAAATGTGACTCAACTAATGTGTTATTTAATTTTTTTAAAGACAATTTAACATTTGATTTTATTTATGTAGATGGTTCACATTTGTTGTTAGATTGTTATAGTGATTTAGTTTTAGCATGGTTAGTTCTAGAAAAAAATGGTATAATAGGAATTGATAATTATTTATATAAAAAAGATTCAATTCTTGATTCGCCATTTGAAGCAGTTAATCACTTTTTAAAATTATATGAAGGACAATATAATCTACTATATAAAGGTTATAGAGTTTTTCTTCAAAAACTATAATATATCATATTAAATATAACATAATATAATAAAATTACTTTATTTTTATTATCAATAATTCAAATGAAATTTATTTATATTCCAAATTATATAATCAAAATAAAGGAAAATTAGATTACATTTATAAAAAATCTGTTTTTAATAATAAAGTTTGCAAAACTATTTGGTGGATATGCTGTTGAAGGACATACCTTATCACTCAGAAACTAATTATATTGAAGAATTTTTAAGTCAGTTAAAACATTACATAAAAAGGAAAGCCCAAATACTTATGAAGAAATTGACAAGGTTATAAAAGATATATTATCAAATTAAATCACAAGAGAAAATTTGACAAATTATTTGAAACATAGTTATAATATAAATCATAAATAAGTTTTTGCATCATTTTTCTTTTCGGTCAATATAACAAAGGTATAATCCCTAAAAAGAATTTGTCACAAGATTATTTATTTTATTTATTAAATGTAAATAAATTAAATAAATATTTTTAGTTTAAATTAATTCATAAAATTTAGTTTATATTCTCCAATAAAAAGCAATTACAAATGGTTCTAGATGCACACCATTTCCTAAAGCAGCTGTTATCCTTAATTGATTCGCAGCTAAAACACCGGACCATGGACCTATAGACCAGTCGTAAATAGTTAAATAATTGTTTATTGCCGCAACAGGGTTCCATGAAACAAGATTATAACAATCGCAACCAGAAGGCATTGTTATATTATAAGATGTTGGTGTTGTTGTAAAAACTATGGAAACGGAACCATAATTCATAGAAACAATAGATGTTCCATTTTTTTGATAACCGCTTGTTGCATTTAATGTCCCAACTGTTAACAAATTTGTAGAGCTATAAACTATTTCTTTATCTGTATCACTATAATACAATAAATTGGTATGAGTTGAATTTCTTATAGGTGCTACATAACAAGCACTAGATAGTGAACCTGTTATCGATAATCCAGAAGCATTTATTACAATTGAATTAGATGATTGATTCGTTTGTCCAGCTAATGTTCCAATTGCTATTGAATTATTTCCTTGACCTACTGAACCAGCTAATTGTCCTATGGCTATTGCTAATGAGCCTTGAGATGTTTGTCCAGCACTGTTACCAATAGATATAGCATTTGTTCCTTGAGTTCGGAATCCTGCATTGCTTCCTATAGCAATAGCGCCTGTTTGCTGATAACTAGCCCCACTATTAAAACCTATTGCTATACCGTTTGATCCTTGAGCTAAATTTCCTGCACTATTTCCAATAGATATAGCGTTGATTTGTTGTCCTGAACTTCCAGCGGCTGGACCAATCGCAACAGATGAAAACCCTTGATTTGTAGTTCCAGATTGATAACCAATAGCAACGGCATTTTGTCCTTGTGATGTATAACCAGACCGAAAACCTATTGCTATAGCTCCGGTTCCTTGATTTTGTATACCTGGTTGATTGCCTAAAGCTATTGCATCTTGTCGTTGTCCTTGTTGACCTGCAAACGAACCGATAGAAACTGAATTCGCACCTTGTGTATTTCTACCAGCACTAAAACCTATAGCAATTGCGTTTGTTCCTTGTGTGGAAAATCCAGAAACAGCCCCTATAGCAATTCCATATAATGATTGGTTATTTTGTCCTGCTGTTGTTCCAATAGCAATTGTACTCTCTCCTTGATTATTATCAGCTGAAGCAAAACCTATAGATATAGCATTTGTTCCTTGCAACGAAAAACCAGCTCCTGAACCAATAGCAATAGCATTAGATTGTTGAATATTTGATCCTGCTCTATCACCAATAGCTATAGCTCGTTCAGATTGTTGTATAAAACCAGCATTAAACCCAATTCCAATAGCCAAAAGCCCTTGTGATATATTACCGGTATTTTGACCTATTGCAATGGCAGAGTTTTGTTGAGAATTGGAACCAGAATTTAATCCAATCGCAATTGCTGCTACTGCTTGATTATTTTGTCCTGCAGCATTTCCAATCGCAACTGCTGATTCACCTTGAGTAAAAGCACCTGATGTTAAACCTATCGCAATAGCATTTGTTCCTTGAGGATCAAATCCAGCTTGATAACCAATTGCTACAGCACCGGAACTTTGTGTTCCTTGACCTGCTTGATAACCAATCGCAATAGCATTTGCACCTTGATTTGTAATTCCAGCATTATAACCCATAGCTATAGAATAACTTCCTTGTACATAAGCTCCAGCAAATGAACCAATTGCTATTGATTCAGGATTCTGTCCTGTAGCAGCACTACTATAACCAATCGCAATAGAATTTGTTCCTTGATTTATTCCACCAGATAAATAACCAACTGATACAGCACTTTGACCTTGTGAATATTGTCCAGCTTGTCCACCTATTGCTACTGCAGTAATTCCTTGTGAATTTTGACCGGCTTGAACACCCACCGCAACTGATACGTTCCCTTGATTTAAATTACCAGAATTATATCCTATTGCAACAGATTGTTGTCCTTGTGTATATTGTCCAGCACCAGAACCTAATGCCACTGAATATTGGTCTTGATAAGAAGAACCAGCATTATAACCAATAGCAACTGATTGTGTGCCTTGATTTGTATAACCAGCAGAAAAACCTATCGCTATAGCATATGTTCCTTGGTTTGATAAACCGGCACTTACACCAATTGCTATTGCTGATTCTCCTTGATTTGTATAAGCTGCTTGTCTTCCTATTGCTATTCCCTGATATCCTTGAATATTTCTACCAGCTTCTGAACCTAGTGCTACTGAAAATTGGTTTTGATTATTATTTCCAGCATTATCGCCTATAGCAATTGCTGATGATGATTGGCTCTGTTGACCAGCGTATGAACCAATTGCTATTGCGCTTGATTGTTGATTTTGCTCTCCAGCATTTGTCCCAATAGCTACATTATAACCATATTGATTCAATAAGCCAGCTTGATAACCAATAGCTATTGAAAGTGGTCCTTGTGAACTATTACCGGATTGAAACCCCATTGCTATCGCATTATTTGATTGAGAATTTTGTCCAGAATTGTCACCTATAGCAATAGATGATATATTTTGATTTATCTGACCAGCATTTACCCCAATAGCTATTGAATTATTGCTTTGGTCTTGCGAACCTGCTAAATATCCGATTGCGATAGCACCTGAATTTTGATTTGTTTGACCGGCTTGAACACCTAACGCAATGGCATTATCGCCCTGATTTGTATAACCAGCATTGTTTGCGAAGGCTAAAGCAGCATTACCTGTTATTTGCCATTCATTAGTATTAGAATTCCAGTTTAATCCCTGTGCCCACTGAGTTCCTTGAGGAACAGTACTTCCACCTCCAGTTGGTCCAGTAAAATATGTTATTTCATTATTACTTGTATTATAGGCTAAAATGGTTGGTTGGGTTACATTTCTAATTGGAGATACAAAAAAACCATCTGTTCCACTATTTACTCCGCTTCCAGAAGCATTCAAAATTATGGAATTAGAACTCTGACCAGTTGTTCCAGCTAAATAGCCTATTGCTACTCCAAAATTTCCCTGTGATTGACCTCCTGCTCTAAAACCCATAGCAACAGCATGTTCCCCTTGATTTGTTTGACCTGCTTGATAACCTATAGCAATTGAAGCTGTTTTTTGAGCTGTATGACCCGCATTATTTCCAATAGCAATTGAATTTGCGCTTTGGTCTTGAAAACCAGCATTATCACCTATAGCTATAGATTCAGATTGCTGTCTTATTCTTCCTGCTTGATTACCGATTGCAACTGCGCTAGCACCTTGTGAATTAGAAGCTGCTAAATATCCTATAGCTACTGAATCAGTGTCTTGATTATTGACTGCTGTTTGATAACCTATTGCGACTGAACGAATGCCTTGTGAATTTGACGCACACGATGAACCAATTGCTATCGAATAATTACCTTGACTCGCATTTCCAGCTAATGAACCTATAGCTACTGTTTCTTGTCCTTGTTGTTGTTCGCCAGCCGTACGACCTATTGCTACAGATTCGGTTTTTTGACCTATTCTACCAGCATTAGTTCCAATTGCGATTGAATTACCGCTTTGGTCTTGATTACCAGCTTGATAACCAATTGCGATGCTTCCTGTTTGTTGATTAGAAAATCCTGAATTATAACCTATTGATATACCATTTTCGCCTTGATTACGCGAACCTGCGTTAACTCCCATAGATATTGCGTTTTGTGATTGATTGTTTGTTCCAGCGTTAGAACCTATAGCAATTGAATTTGTACCTTGTAAATTTTGTCCTGATTGTACACCAATTGCAATAGCAGAATTTCCTTGTGTATTTATTCCAGTTTGTCTACCAATTGCAATTCCATTTATGCCTTGATTATTTTGACCAGCATCTTCTCCAATTGCTATAGCCCATTGTCTCTGTGTATCGCGACCAGCTCTAATGCCAACCGATATTGCATTTGTTCCTTGAAAAGTTGCACCTGCGTTTGTTCCTATTGATATTGCGCCCGAGTTTTGAGAACTATAACCGGCATTTCTTCCTATTGCAATAGCATCACTGCCTTGTGTTTCATGTGCTGCGTTATATCCAATAGCTATAGCATAAATTGACTGACTATATCTAGCACTTTCTCTTCCTAATGCTACAGCACCCATACCTTGATTTCCTTGACCGGCGCCATAACCAACAGCTACTGCTTCTTGACCTTGTTGGGATTGACCAGATAACATTCCAATTGAGGTAGATAAAACGGATTGTCTATCTTGACCAGAACCATAACCTACGGCTACACTCCAAATACCTTGGCTAATGCTTCCGGCTAAAGAACCTATAGCTACTGATTGTGCACCTTGAGAAAATCTTCCTGATAGGTTTCCAATTGCTACAGATTGAGTTCCTTGAGTAGTTTGTCCGGATTGAAACCCTATAGCTATTGCGTTTATACCTTGATTATTACTACCAGCTTCATAACCTATTGCTAATGAAAATTGTTCTTGATTAGTGCTTCCTGCTAAAACACCGATAGCAATTGCATCCATTCCTTGGCGGTCAAAAGCGGCTTGATATCCTATTGCTATAGCACCACTCGATTGAGTTCCTTGACCTGATTGTATTCCTATAGCTATTGCGTTTATACCTTGAATTGTTCGTCCTGCTTGAAAACCTATAGCAATGGCACCGCTTGATTGAGTTCCTTGACCTGATTGTATACCAATTGCAATAGCATTTGTTCCTTGAAGCGTAGTCGCAGCATTCAATCCAATTGCTATTCCTCCCGAATTTTGAGTATGTGTTCCAGCAGCATTTCCTATTGCTATTGCTGAATTTCCTTGTGAAGTTCTTCCTGCATTTAGTCCAATTGATATAGAAGTTTGACCTTGTGTAAATTGACCTGAATTAACACCAATTGCTACAGCATTTGTTCCTTGAACTTGATTTCCAGAATTTGTTCCAATTGAAATAGCATTTGTGCCTTGAGTAGAGCCACCTGCATTTACTCCAATAGATATTGCGCCCGAGTTTTGACTTGTTCTTGAAGCATTTTGACCAATAGCAATAGCAGATTGACCTTGTGTTTGTAATCCTGCTAAATCACCAATGGCAATAGAAGATGACCCTTGACTTGTTCTTCCTGCTAAACGACCAATTGCTATTGCATTTATTCCTTGAGAATTTTGGCCTACTTGAAAACCCAAAGCAACAGCATTTGTTCCTTGATTAAATTCACCAGCACCACAACCTATATTAATATTATCACTTCCAACAGTCCAAGAATTATTTATAGTATTCCAATATAAATAATCACCATAACAATCCGCGGTGCCTACTATGCCAATTACACCTGTAGGACCAGTAGGACCAGTTACTGTGCTTTGCGGTCCGGTTGGTCCTGTTACTGTGCTAGCATCTCCAGTAGGTCCGGTAAATCCAGTTCCACCGCCACCGCCTCCTCCTGCTGGTCCTGTTGGTCCAGTTGACCCACCTTTATTGCATGGAACGAAACAGTCGCATACATCAGGAACATAAGCATCACACGAGTTGCCACAATCGCATATATCAGGACCTGCATAATCGCAATCTGGACATGGTGTATAATAACCAGTATTACAAGTTCCACATTTATTTGGAGTATATGGTGACCCATTTATGTAAGTCACATTTAAATTTGTGACGGTTATATTTTCGCTTATTATATTTTTTGCATTTATATTACTCATTATATAAATGCCAACATATTTTAAATTAGTAAATAAATTTTATTAATCTAAAATTATTCATTTTAATTTGGAATCGGAAAAGGTCTTTGATTTTTCTCAATTACTAAAGGTTCTGGCATAAGAACTGCTCCTTTTTCATAAATATTTGCAGAATTTAATTGGGTAATTTCAGGGACAAAACATGGTGCAGGATTCACTAAATTTGTTGAATTTATGCCAAATAAGAATGATTCAGTATCTGCTGCATTATATGATAATTTATTCCATGGAATTTGTGCTGGTAATAAACCATTTCCCGGTAATCTTGTATTATAAGCAGCACCATACTGTGAATTAGGATATAATGTATAGGTCTCAAATTGGTTATATTGTCTTTGTTCTAAACAATAATTTCCTGGTGTATTTCTATTACGAGTAGAAGCCATTTATATACAATTATAAAATATTATTTACTAATTTCACACAATAATTTCATATTTTCTTCTGATAAAAAGCCTCTTTCTAAATATTCTGATATGCATTTATGACTAATATACATGTAATCATATGAGTACATAATCAATAATCCTGATTGTTCATCTTCAGACATTATTGTTGCTGCCATTTTTTTCATGCATTCTTTTAATGGTATATAATCTTTAATTTTTATATATAATTCATTTATAACATTTATAAATACGTCAAACTCATCATTAAAATCGATAAAAAAAATGTTCAACAAATCTTCTTTATATAAGATATTTCGAATAAAACTTTTCTCGTCATCAGTAACCTCGTCAGTTTCTAAAAACACATCGTCTCTATTATATCTGCATTCAAATTTAGTATCATACATTTATTTAATGAAAGCGATAATGTTTAAATCTTTTTATATAAATTATTTTATCGGAATTTTTGCAAAAAAGTCTATTTGTAGTTGCAGCACTTAATAAAATCATTGCTCCAATATATATAGCAGTTAATGTCTCCATATTAACATAAATATTTAAGTTAATTATCTTTAAATATTTATTTAAGTATATTGATAGGTAGAATGTTTGTTAAAATAGTCAGTATCGCGAGTCAATTCTCTCGAAGGAACACCACCACGAACCCATCCATCAGATGCAATGTTCTCAATTTGATTAGCAGGATTGCTAATTCTTTGTTGAACAGCTGGTAATAATGGTGTTTGGTGATATTTAATGTAACTCTTTTCACTTAAGTTATTGATACTGCGTTTATTAACAATTTGTTCTCCTTGTTGAATTTGGGATTCCATAACAGGATTTACAGACCCACGTCCTAAATAAGGAACAGTAGCAAATGGTCTATGAAATAAATCAATTCGACATTTTGGATTAGTTTGGATAGTACCGATTTGAAGTTTAGATGAGTCATTAATATTACATCCACCAGCTCCAACTTGATATCCACCATTATACATAATACCTGGTTGTGTAGTAGCAATTTCAATTGGTTTTCTCATGCTACAATCTGAAGCGAAGTAATTTTGAGTAGAATAGTTACAAGATGCTACATTTTGAATATCTGTTTGACTTAAATTACACTCATCCAAACCAATTCTGGAGAGATTATTAAAAGTATATCCTGAATAAGTTGCCATTTATAATATTGATTAATATTTTATTTTTACTAAATTCTTATTTAGCGAGTTCTTCTTTATCAAGTGTAATAACTTTCGAAATATTCTTCATTATTTTATCTTCTTTATCTTTGTTTCCTCCCATAGCTTCTATAACAATTTTGCTATATTGATCTGAGTATTTTGATTCACTATAGTTGCATCCGGGGTATTTTTCTTTAAATTGAGGAAGAAGATTTTCATTTCTATAAGATATTTTTCTGATAGCTTTTCTGAGTTTATTATTATCATTGTCTTTTTCCCATTTATCTTCATCCTTTATGTAGACAGTTTCTCTCTTTTTATCTGTGCAATGGATAGGTCTTTCAGTAATGTCTAAAGATTGTAGGTTAGATGTTATAATATTAGAAATTCCTTCTACATATCCTATCTCTCCAATTTTAATTAAATCGGATAATTGTAGCTTAATTGAGTCAACAAAATCAGTAATATTCATTGCATTTTTGCATGTTTCATTTAAGAATACTTGTAAATTAAATGTTTTGTTATGAGAGTTGTTATTGACATTGTTAGTGGTGCTGCTATTATTAATACCAGTTTTAGTCATCTCTTTAATAGTATCACATTGATTAGATACAACAGAATTAACTAAATCTTTTGTAAAATCCTGATTGTCTTTAATGAGATTTTTAATAATATTAAGTATTTCAGCTGTTGATATAGTATTGTCGGTATTAGGTTGTTTATTAATTTCCAAACATGTTTTTTTGTGTTTGAATAAGCTCTGTCTATGTTTATATAGATTGCCACATTCACACTCGAATAATTCTTGCGCTTTTTGCGCGTTTTCGGCGCTTTTTGTCAGCCAAGCGTCAGCATTTGTCAGCCGCAAGTGTTTTTGGGTTCGTTTATGGCGAGCAAAATCGCTATGTTTACAGCATTTATAGTCACAAGTTTCACAACTAAAAAAATCGGCGTTTTTTTGCGCTAAATTGTCAGCCATTGTAAGTCTATATATGACTGACAGAAAAAATCTCTAAGTAGTTTTCAAAAAAAAATATCAATCACAAAATAAATTTCTTTGGTTTGTTTTGTGACGATAAATTTCAAATATCGTCACAGAAAAATTCGGTCAGTAAGAAGTATTTTGGCTTTCCCATTTTGGACATTTTTTTTGTCCATTTTGAAAAAGCCAAAACACTTTTCAAAAATTGGGTCCTCTACACAAAATCTTCATATGTAGAGAATAAAAAATAACATTTTTTCAGAAATTCAAGATTTTCCCTTCATTATGTAGTGACTCTTCTTTAAGTAGGAAAATTGATATATTATTTATTATACAATATTTTCACTCTAAGCATTCATAATTCCTTCTTCATAATAAACGTCGAATTGAATTATATTTTCAGACAAATCGTCTTTGAAAATGGGAGAATTTCTAAGCTCTTCAATATTAAATCCGCTAATATCTAATAAAACATTTTCTACCTTATTTGTCGTTATTTTATTGAAAGCATATAAATTATCCTTATTGAATGTAACCTCTCCATATGATGTAGCGAGTAAAATTTTATCATTTAATGACACTAAAAAATAAATAGGCATATTCTCCTTCACAATGAAGTCAGCTAATTTCAAGTCATCGGGATGTATATTTTTAATCATATCTTCAAGCAATTCTTTAGAGTAAGAAATCGCATTAACATATTGACAACATTGACACGATTTATCGATAGAAACCAAGATATAAATTTTGTTCATATTAAATATAATTTAACCCATTTTATTTAAGTAGTTTAAAATAATATATTAATATGTGCGTAATTTATAAAAATAATTTATATTTTTTATTTTATATTTTCAAATATGAATTATCAATTTGTAGTTATAAATACATGTAAAAATAGAAAACAATACATGATAAAATGGGATATAATTTTGAATTTTGGATATATGATAATAAGGGGGAATAGAATAAATATTTGTGACGATAAATAATTTCAATAAAGTGTATATCTGTATGAATCTTGAACTCTTGCTAGGGCTGAAGAAGGATCGGATTCTTTTGAACTTGGCATGAAACCATATAGGTATTGTCCAAACGTACCTTGATCATTAAAAATTTTAGTATTAGGTGTACTATAGAATACCCTATTACTATTGTCGAGTTGAAACTGTTGCCAGAGGTCACCGAATAATTGCTTATTAGTGTTTTTAATGCCAGGGTTCATCATTTGAACAGCACGTTTCACATTTTTGGTGATGTCTTCATCGACATCCACGTTAAACGATGGTGGTGCGGCTTTTCTCTCTGGTTCATCATTAATCTGAGTCAATAATACATTGCTAAATGGGTTTTTTTTTGTTCCTTCTTTAAATTCAGTTCTAAGTACTTGATCTAATGTAACAGGATTTACAAATGACTTTGGTTTATTATCAAACATACCAGTTGCTTCGTTTCCTTGAACCTCAAAATTTTCCAACATATCCTTTGTTAACTTCTCCTTGCGCATATTGTACAAAACAAATATAACCAATAATGTTAGTGCACCTACTGCTAAAATCCTCTTTGACATAGTTAAAATATATCCTAAAACAGTTAATAAAATAATTAATCGAGAGATGGAATTTAACTTCTCTTCATAACACATTGATTGAGTAGGCCACATCTCAAAAATATAATCTTTATTGAATAAAATTGTGGGTTCATTTGACCAAAATTGTATTGTCATTATATATATATAAATCTTTTAAAATTATTTTCTTAAATTTCTTTTTCTTGTAGCAACACTTTTTCTTTTTCGTCTTTTATTAGTTTTCTTTAATGTTCTATTTTTCTTTTTATTTCCGCCACTTATTTTTGATAAATCTAATCTCATAAAATAATATGGTTCTTTTTCATCATCTGAATCTTCGTCTGAGTCATAAGAAAATATTGTATCTATCAATTGAAAACCAAATCTATCGCGATAATACTGCATAACAGAACCTTTACATTCTAGTTTTATGTATTTTACTCCATTAACTCTTGCTAATGTTATCAAAGATTTAATTAGATTTTCTCCAACACGTTGTTTAGAATATATAAAAGGAGAGCATATACCATTAAAATTAATAATAAGGTCATCATTTATTTTATTAAATGCGAAACATAATACACCAGTTATTTTATCATCTATATCAGCATATAATGTTATATCAGATTGTATAAGAGATAATAAATAATTTCTAGAAATGGATTTTTCATCACGACAAAATGCTTCGTCTTTATTAACCACATCATAAATTTCTTGAATTGTTTTATCACCGCGTGTTAAACTAATATCTAAATCTATATTCATATTACTTAATCTATTTTTATATTTACCTAAATAATCAACATATGTATAATATATTTGAACATCTGACATATATATTATATTAATTTTTATTTATTAGATTAGGGTTTCAAATTATGTTTTATTTCTTTTTTATTTTGATTTTTATTTTTTCCCTTTCTTCTTTTTATTAGATTGTTGAGGTTTTGTTCCCCTTGGTGTTCTCTCAACTTTTTCTCCATCATTAATAAACTTTAAAGTTTCTTCAATACTCATATTAGATTGTGTTGTTTGTTGTCCTTGCTGAGTTCGTAATTGTGCAGCTGCTTTAGCTATCGCATTAGCTTCTGCTTTTGCTCTAATTCTCTCCTTAGTCTTTGCCATTTTTAAACGCTGATTTAATTGTGCCTCCATCGCAGCAGCATTAACTTTACCTCCTGCTAGCCCACCCATACCCATCTTACTTAACATCGACTGAATATTTCCCATTCCTGGCATATTTTTCATTTTATTCATAATTTCAGTTGCTTCTTGAATCATTTCTGACTCTTTTAATTCACCTGACTTTAGCTTTGAGTCTAATTTATCGCCAACCGTCTTAACTAACCCCATAAGTTTTGTAGGATTTTTCATAAGTTTACTAAATACATCCTTCATGTCAGTTGCACCATCAAAATCCATATTTAAATTGGCTGCAGTTTCTTCGGCGATTTCTTTAGCCAATTGTCCTATTTTGCCGTCTAACATTCCGGTAATATGTTCGTTAATTTGCTCAGCATTTGGCAAGTCAGATGGATTCAAACCTTCTGCTAAATTATCTCCAAAGTTTCCACTTAAATCAAATAAACCTTGCATTTGGCTCAAGGTTTCCTGCAACTTACCCTTAAATTCATCTTCATTAATGGCTTCAAATAATTTGGCAGTATCACCAAAAGCATCTTTATTATCTAATGTACCAACAATTGAAAAAAGAAGGAGCTGCAGGTACTTCCAAATGGTTTCACGTGTCTTATCTGAAATATCACACTGCCATAAATTTTTGAAATGAATCTTTGGGAAAAATTCTGTATCAAGCTCTGACTCTTCCTTAAACATCTCTTCATTTTGATATAAAATATCAAAAAATCTTGGTGGCAACTTCTTCTTGCAAAAATCAAACAAAAGTTTTGCAGATTTTTTCTCTGATTTCTCATAAGCTTTTACTCTATCTTCTTCCTCATCAATGTAATTAAAATGGTCCTTGCCCTTCCACCACTTATCAATAAAAGGAACATACTCTGGAAAAGTCGTCTTTAAATCACCTATAAAATCTCTAATTACCTTTATAAACTCTTCAGGAACCGAACTTTCTGTTGACATATTATTTAATATATATTATTTTTGTTTAAGTTAATATATATTTAATATTTAAATTTCTTTTATTTTGGTTCCACCTTTTCTAAAGGTGGATTTATTCGACCATATCAGATAACTTTGTTAAATTTTGAATGTATTTCATAACTTTTGCTTGATTGTCTGGCCCCATATTTTTAATAGGTTCTCTCAATCTGTCGATAGATTCCATAATCTTATCTGAGTTTTGTGCGGTTGAAACGTCTGTAGAATAGTCTTTTGATAAAAAGAAAGTAATATCGTTAGCTTCAATTTGGTCTCTATATTTATCAGCAATAAAGGTCTTCCAAATTTTAACAATCATCTTAGGATTAGCCTTGCGAATCAAAGTAAGAGCATTTTTTGCTGCTAAAATATCTGGGTCTGTTGGGAAAACACATTGAATATCATTTAAGAACTCTAAAAAATGATCATTAAACGCAGTTAATATATTTGCCATTATGTATTCTTCTTTAATTCTTTTTAAATGAGTTTTGGTTTTAATATATTATAAAAAAAAATATAAACATAATTAATCATTTTATAAAATGAATTATAAAGCAAAAATTATTATAACGTTATGGTGTAGTTTAGGGTTTTATAGAGGTTATGAAAGTTGCGAAAATAAATCTAATACATTAAAAGCGTGTGGTTATGGTTTATGCGGAATGTTTATTTATTTAAACCCAATAACAGTTCCGCTAATTTTAGAAGCTGAATATAAAAATTTTAACCATAAAACATAAATCTTTACACTTGGTACTAATAACTCATAGGGGGTCTGTTTCCAGTAATAGCTCTAATATCTGCGTCTCTTTGTTCTTGCATTTGTTTCAATTTTGCTTCCATCTGCATATTAGATGCATCTTCGCCCATTTTTTTAGCACCTCGAATAGTAGTGTTAAAATCATCACCACTTGAACCTTGAGCTGAAACTTGACCATTAAAAGCAGTATTTAAGTCAACATAATTATGCATTTGTCTCATACCACCATTGCCATCAGCTTTTAATTCATCTGGGTCCTGATCTAAGAAGCTGTATTGGTCTGATACAATATCACCAAATCCGCCTGAACTACCGAGTGAAAATGCCATAGGTTCCATATTATTTTTTGTAGCAACTCTTATTTCTTGTTGTTGTCTTGGTTTAAGATGTTGTAAAATTTGTTCACCATACAAAACCTGATATCCTTGTGTTAGTAATAATAAAGCAGGCACTTTTGTTATGTTTTCAGGTAATATAATTTTTTGACCATTTTCTAAAATAATATAAGTTTTATTATTTGAATCTTTTACTCTTTTATCAACGCATATAAAATGAATATCTTTTTGAACATCTGACTTGGATAAGAGCTGTAAGTATTTTTTTGAAACTTCGCAATATTTACTATAATATAAAATGCAACTCATCTTAATATATACTTAGTTAATTGAAAATTATATTTAACTCATTTAAAAAAAAATGAATTAAATTATTAATTTAAATATAAATGTATATTAGATATAATGCAAGCCGCACCAGGATTTTCGCCAGACTCATTTGTTAAGATCAACCCACGTATTGATATCATCTCAAAGATTGACGATGATGAGTTAAAATTCACCTTGAGTGGTGTTAATGTAAGCATTGCTAATGCGCTAAGAAGAATTATCCTTTCAGAAATTCCTATCGTAGTATTCAGAGTTTCACCAAATGATAAAAATAAATGCAATATTCTTGCCAATACAAGTGGATTAAATAATGAGATTGTTAAACAACGCTTAAGTTGTATCCCAATTCATATCAAGGACATTGAAGAATTTCCAATTAAAAATTATATGCTGGAGTTGAATGTACAAAATAACACAGATACTACAATTTATGTTACGACTAAAGATTTTATGATTAAAGATTTAAATACCGGAAAAGTCTTACCTGAAAACAAACTCCGAGAAATTTTCCCAGCAGACGATATTACAGGTGACTATATTGACTTTGTGAGATTAAAAGCTAAACCGGCTGAAGAAATTCAAGGTAAAATCATTAATTTAACATGTGATTTAGATATTGGAACAGCAAAAGAGGATGCTGCATATAATGTTGTTTCGACATGTTCATATGGCAATACAATTGATGATGCAGCACAGGAAGCTAAGTTGGCTCAGTTGAAGCAAAAATGGAAAGATGAAGGAAAGAAAGAGTCTGAAATTGAATTTGAAGCTACAAATTGGAAGCTTTTGGAAGGTAAACGTATTTTCAAGCAAGATAGTTTTGATTTTGTTATTCAATCTATCGGTATTTATACAAATGCAGAGTTGCTTGTATTAGCGTGTAAAGTTATGATCGAGAAGCTACAAAATTTGAATGCAATTATTGAAAAGGATGAGTTAGAAATTAAGGTTGCCGAATCAACAATTCCAAATTGTTATGATATTAAACTAGAAAATGAAGATTATACTATTGGAAAAGTAATTGAATATTTCTTATACTCAACATTTTATGAAACAAGAGCACTAACATTTTGTGGTTTTAAAATGTTGCATCCACACGATTCTTATAGTTTAATCAGAATCGCATATAAGGAACCAGTAGTAGCTGATGTTATTAAGAATGATTTAAGAGGATGTATTGGATATTCTGTTGACGCCTTTACAAAAATCAGAAAGGAATTCTTAAAATTAGTTCCACGCTAATTGAATAAATATTAAAATTATAATTTAATTAATATTTATAAATTTTATTTTTTTATTTTTTATTTTTAACTATTGTCAGCAATAATAATATCAACATGTCTCTTTCTCATTTGGAAATTTAAACAATACATTAATAGTGATGGATGTAATTCATTAACATATTTTTGCACAACAGTATTATTGATAAACTGTTTCTTCTCTCTAAGCTCATTCATAAAAATCTGATGAATATTGAACATATGAGTTCTATATTGCTGTGAGAATTCAATTAATGGCTTTTCTTTTTTTATGTAACATGATATATAATTGTTATATAATGTATCTGTAAAAAGATGCACTTGATCTCTGAAAGCAGAAAATTCCTTTTTATTTTCAGGATAAAACTTCAAGAAATCCTTTACTTTACCTTCTTTTCTAAGACATAGATATTGGTATTGCAACTTGGGTTGGTTACCTCTAAGGTTTCGGACTTGTTCATATACAGGATTTCTAATTTTAGTTCTTTCACCTGTTTCTTTATTATGAATAACCACACCAACTACATCATATGCTGTATTCATTGAACCATATTTTTCAATTAATTCGGAATATTTATTAAAGTCATATATCTCTGGAAATTTGACAGTAGTTCCTAATTCACTAAAAAAATGTTGATATTCATGTGCGTCAAAATAATCAACTGAGCTGTTAGCATTAATTTTGTAGACCCCTACTAAATACAATTGAGGTTTCGAAAATGGGACAACAATTCTATTTTCCGGATGTTGAAGAACAAAACTGTAACATAATTCGTTTTCTAATTTATTAATGTCCAATTTACATTCAGCGGCAGCTTCCATAAACATTTGTCTAAAAGTTTTTGCGGGTGAAGATTTAAAGAAACTAGATGTAGCTCCGACCGTATTGCGTGTGGAAATTTCCCAACTACCAGTAACTCCTACTGATGGATCGAAAAATATATTGATCATAGTTCCTTCAACAAATTCCTCAGCTTGAATACCATTAGTAGTTTCAGGATATTTATTGATAAATGATTCAGCAGTCATAGATTTAGGAGGTGCAAACCCTACAACTTGATTATTTACATTTAAAATAACAGAACGACATAATCCATAAGTTGGTATTAAGTCAACGCATAAAAAGTTCTTATCATATCTAATAACCCTATAAACTGAGTTATTAGTTCTGCATTCAATTTTGTTGAGTTTTAGTATATTTGAATTTAGTGTATTATTATAATCTGGTTTAAGTAGTTCATTAAAGCCAGGAATTTCAGACAGATTGTATTTCATATTGCCGTTATAATTATTTATCAAATTGTCTTTAAACTATATTTTATATTGATTATTACTTAAGTATAAAAATATCTAATATAATTATAGAACAATGGAAGAAAAACAAAATACAGAATTAGAACTTCAATTGGGAGACATAATTCAAATTAGCAACCCTGTAAATGACAATCTAAATGATCAAACATTTATAATTGATTATATTGATGAAACAAAAGCCTATCTAATTAATACTGATACATTAGATAAGGTCAAGCTAAAAATATCAGATAATGGTGTTTTAGGTGATGGTAATATAACCAAAATTGAAATACTTAGTAGAGCTGACTCACCTAGTTATGCAAGACAAAATGGTCTTTTACCTGGTAAATGGGTTAATATATATTTTGGCGGAGATATTCCTGTTATAATCACTGGAGAGATAACTAATTTAGAAGAAGATATGATTGAAGTTAAAACATCAGATGGTGATATAATTTATATCAATTTTGATTACAAAGGCATACCGGAAAATTTACCAATTGAAAATATTGAAATTCGAGAGAAGCCTGTTGAGAAAAAACCGATTATAGAAGAAGAAATAGAAGAGGGTGAATTAGCTATCCCAGAACTTGAAGAGGAGAAAAAAATGGTTGATGTAGAAAAAATTCAAATTTCAGTTCCAACAAAAGATGTTAAAGACCAATTAAGAGATATTATTATTAAGGCTGACCAGATTGTTTTTGGAGATGAAGAATTTGGTCCAGTGCGTAATTTTGTAGATGTTGCTTCAAAAGAACAAAGATTTAGTATTGAAGAGCAAGTAAGCGATTTATTAGATGATCTTCTCTCTACAATTCCAAATACACAAAGAACTCCAAAAGTTTTAAATAATATTCACACTATGATAGAGAGATTTAAACAATTACGTTCTGCATTTTCTGAGTTTGACCAATATGGAAATGTTGAAGCTATGCTTACATACGGTTCTAATTATAGACCATTGAAAAAATGGCTATATAATTTTAATGTAAATTTATATTGGATTTTACCAGTTGTTAAAAATATTAAAAAGGTTTATGATGTTAATAATATTGATGAAGAAAACAATGATATATTGAATCTTGAGTTAGAAGTTGACTTGCGAAATATGAATGAACTACTTGATAATTATAAATCCAATAATTTACCTGCTGAAAGTAATAAATATACTGCTCTTTATTCTGAATTGGCACCATATTTCACACCATTTAAATTAGTTGATGAGGAAAATATGAATGGTATAATTAGTGAAGAGGAAGTAAATGCAAATATAAATGTCGCAATCGATAACTTAGAAGACCTATATTCGTCTGTATTTAGTAATAATATGATAAGAAACAGACGTTTCCTTATTTCAAAATACAATCTTGGAGAGACAAAACTAAATATGTTAGAGTCTACATCTGCAAAGATGAATACTGTAAGAGTTAAAATTACTAATAATGATACAATGAGTTTAAAGTCAATTATGACTCTTCCAGAACCAACAATTAGATTTTCAAAAATTAATTTGCCAGGAACTGATATTTTGACAAGAGCAACTTTAAATGAATCATTTTTGAATTATTGGGAATTTTTAAAGAAGAAAACAAACGTTACAAATATATTTGTGGAATCCATTAATGATGAATTAGAATTTAATGAAAATGAGTTTGTTAATGGAATCAAAAATTATGTTATTAATATTCCTGAAGAAGAGACGCGTGGAATGACTAGATATGATGTATATAAAAAATATGTTTCAGCTATAGTTCCTAAAACAAAGATGATAATTAATTTAATGAAAAAATATATTAAAGGCAGGTTATCGATTGTAGAAGTTGTTGGATATCTAGAATCATTTTTAATTTATACAGATGATTTAACCTTTTATCAATACGTAGAAATTGTTAATTTTATTGATGAAAAAATTTCAGAATACAATAAAAATATGATTGATTATTCTAGAATTTTCAAAATACTAGCAACCATTAAACAAAATCCAGTGATTCCAGTAAGAGCATTTACTATTATCGAAATAATAGACAAAAATTTAAGAACAGATGTATTTGAAACTGGTTATGGATTAGAAGATCCAGAAAAAACATTTACAAATTCAGAGATTTTACGTAAGTTAATATTAAAAGATTATTCAAGATTATATACATCAACATTAGCATTGCAAAATTTAAAATTAATGTTTCCAAAAGATGTAAGTGAAATAATTGATGCTGAGAAAAAACGTAATGAAGATAAAATAAAAGATGAAGAAAAAGATGATAAGTGTGAGACGATTGTAATATCTAAGATGTATACTTCATTAGAACAATTGCAATACGACAATGATAAGCCTGTTTATTTTGATAAAAAATATGATAAAACAAATTATGGAATAATGGAAGAGGAAACTAAAAAAGGAGGTTATCAAGATCAAGTAATAAGTATGACTCCTGAAAAACTTAAAGAACATATTGTTCAAGACCAAAAGAAGAAAAATAATTTATCAGAGTTGGAAGCAATCTATCTTGCTGAAACATTAATCGATGGAATTAAAAAAGTTATTGATGGACAATATGCGATTTTATATAAGGGATATTCAGAAAATATTGCGGACGAGTCTGATTATTATATAAGAAAGAATAATAAATGGGTTCTTGATAATCAAGTTGCACAAAAATCAGGTATAACAGATGAACCTTCTATAATTTGTGATTTACAAGAAAAATGTATAAGTGTGCCGACAAATACAGATGATAAATGTGAAAGTATAGATGCGAGTGAATTAAGCTTACAAAATGAACTTCTAAAAAGTATAATTAGTGAGTTTGATTCGAAATATAAAGTTTCAAAAGAACAATTTGAAAAGGATATTCGAGAGAAATTTGAATATTTTATGTCAATGATGCCGATAGTAAGTAAAATTGAAGCAAACGCATTATTAAAATATAACAATCAAAAATACAATATGGGTATCAATATTGAAGACGAATCTAAAGGCCAAATTGTGTCGCCTTTTGCGGAGCTCCTTAATGTTATTTTAGGTCAGCGAGATTTTGTGAAGAAACAACGAGATATCCTCATATTTGCTAACAAATATACTAGACCAGGATTGCCAGGAATTTCTCCAACTGGACAGAGTGAGACCGATCATTGGTTATATTGTATAAAGACCAGTGTTCCTTTGCTTCCTGTATTTAAAAAAACTTTAGCATCTGCATTTGTTAGTTCTGAATATATGTATCAAATAGTGTTAAATAATATAAAAGCCACAAATGGTCAGCTCAGCGATGATGGTGATTGGTGGACTGATAAATATACAGGTTGGCCTATTTGTCCCGGAGATTTTGATACCGAGGAAGGGTATGAAGAAGGCTTTAAAGTTATGACTCGTTCTGTTATGGAAGAAGATGCTGGAAGTAAAATTATGTCTGCTACAACTGAAAAAACTATTAAGTACATAACTCCTGAGACCATTATGATTAATAATATTATAAATGCACTTTCAGTTGCCATGGGTATTAATATTGAATCACAAAAAGAATTTATCATTAATTGTGTTATTGAAACAATTAAAAATACAGTTGAAAGTGAGAGTGATTATAAAGAAAAAATTAAAGTTGCAGCACAAAAAGGAAAAAGTCTTCCATCTTATAGAGATTTCTTTAACACTTCTCTCCTTTTCTATACTCTAGGAATGTTTTTAATCGCAGTTCAAACAATAGTTCCATCTATTAAAACAAGAAAAACGCATCCTGGTTGTGTTCGTTCATTTGTTGGATATCCATATGATGGTCAAGGTGATTTAAGTAGTTTAACATATTTAGCATGTGTAACATATGATATCAGAGAATCTGGAGAACCATGGAACGTATTGAAGAGAACCAATACGGAAAAGATACAAAATAAAATAAAAGTTGTCATTGATGATTTACTTATTCAATTACCAGAAGTTCAAAGAAAATTCTCAGAAAAAACACAATATTTGCTTACAAATCCTTCAACAGAAATACCAGAAGAACATGACATCGCACAATGGTCAGATTTCCTTCCACCACTAGTTCCATTTAAAATTAAACACTTGTCTAATATTTCTGCAGAATTCAAGAAAACTTTAAATAATGAATTAAGAAATGGAATCCAACATCAGAGAGAAAAAATACTTGTCGTTGAATCTAAAATAATTCAATTCTCTCTAGCTATCCAAGAAAAGATTTGTGAAATTGTAAAGAACCATAAAGTTCTTCTTCATACTGCCAATAATGAACCTTATCTTGAGAATGCATGTTGTGATAGCAAATCTAATGAAACAACTATTGATTACTTTAATAGCCGTAATCCTGATATAATGGTATTCAATGATATTGTTAAGAATCTCTCTAATATGTTAGATGATATAAGAGCTTATACTGAAGGTGTTATATTTTACAGTAATATTAATACAAAAAACGTTTATCTACCAATTTCAAATACATTTAATGAGAAATCTATTTATTTAGCATTTATATTCTATTGCAAGTTCAAGTCATTAATTCCTATACCAACTGATTTAATTCCTTTATGCACTGATAAACCAGATTCGGCTCTTTTTGACCCATCAGATACAATCGACCGAATGATACAAAAACTCAAAGAAGATGGAAGAAATTATACAAATGAACAATTCTTAAGACTTATACAATTGATTAGTAGAGAGAATATAATAAATATTGAGCTAGATAATCCTGTTATATCTTGTATAGCTAAACTATCTGGATTATTGGATGCTATTTATGATGAAAATAATGAAGAAGAAATAATCGAAAAATCATTGATAAATTTAATCAAAAATGCAATTGATACTTTTGATCTTGCAACTGAAGAAAATCCTAAACCTGTTAAAGATTTAAATGACTTTTTAATAAGATCAAATAAAGAAATGATAAAAGAATTGGTTGTATTTGTTGAGAATAATAGCGGTTCAAATGTAACACGAAGTTCTATTAATAAATTTACACAGACAATAAATAATTTATCTACATGGATAACTGATACATCAACTAGAAATGAAGACAAAAAAATATCAAATGATGCTATGTATAATGTTACAAATTTTTACAAAACATATATCGATAACTTTGTAAATATATTTCCAAATATTATATTGAATAAAGTCAATTATGATAATACACATATTCCTAAATACTATGGATTTTCAAAAAATCATGCCAGTAAACTCAAAAAATATATTTCTGATTATTTTCAAAAGCTAAAACCATTTTACGGTATTCCAACCTTATTAAACGTTTTAACCACTATTAGAAAAATAAGTCAAAATATGATTAAATTAGCAGACGCTACACCTTGCTTCACCGGTATTAAAAAAGATGATAAAATTTTAAGAGGTGTTATCGATGAAAGGACAAGTAGATTTTTATTTGAATATTATTTATTACGCGTCTTAATTGGTTATGTATCATTAGCAGACGAACAAGATATGATTGTTACTGAAGTAAGTAAGACTACCGAAGTTACTGACATATTTTCTGTCGATTATATTGAAGAAACTGAAACCAGAATAGATCTTGGTATGTCGTCTCGTAATCAAACCAATATTAGAGTTATGACTGGAAATAAAAAGGAATTAAAACAAAAAACAGCTGACCTTCTAATTGCATATATGGATATATTTAGAAATGAAAAGGATACAATTGATACTACATATGAAGAGATACAAGATAGAGTTTTCAAGCTGAGAGAAAGAGAAAAAGATATGGTAACAGACAGATTAAAATCAATGACAGAAGAAGAAAGAGATGCAGATACATTAATGAAAATCACAAAACAAGGATTATATAGCAAAGGATTACAAAAAGGTTTAACTGTTTTAGATAAAGATTTCTATGATCAAGAACAAGTTTTAAGAGATGAAATGGAAAAAGCCGAGAGAAAAATCAGAAGAAAAAATAAAGATGCTACAGATGAAAACATTGATATATTAGTTGACGAATATTTAGAACAACAACATATAGCAAATGATATTGATGATGATGCTTTTGATATTGGATATTTAGGTGAAGATTATTATGATGGCAATTATACTGGAGTTGAAGCACCTGAATATGAAAATTATAATCAAGAAGAATAAGTATTTTACACAGTCAAGTATTAGTTAAGTATTTAGACAAATATAATTATAAAAAATAGTTTATAATTATATATTAGATGTATAAAACATATATTAGAGAAAATATCACATTAATAGCAGTAATTTTATTTGTTATTATTTTTGGAACAATTCAAATGATGAAACCTGCTTGTTTTTATAATAGAGATGGAAGTATTCGAGAATTTGGTATCGGATATAGAAATAAAACTATCATGCCTATTTGGCTTCTTTCACTTTTATTAGGTATTGTCTGTTATTTAGCTGTCTTATATTATGTAAGCTCTCCAAAAATTTTTTAACAGTACTTATCCTCATATTCTATATATTCATCATATTCATCATCTTCGTCAGCTTCGCCAAATATTTCCCTTCCTTTAAGTTTCTTTGCCTTTTCTTCTTTGATTTGTTTTGAAATAGCCTTCTGTTTTTGTTCGTTTATAATCTGTTTATTGACCACATTCTTTTTTGGTGCCTTTTTTTCAGTTGACGGTAAAGGCTTTATAATATTTTTATTTTCAATCTTTTTAAGGTCTTGATACACTAAGTCTTCTTCAAATAAATCTTTTGTTAAAGCATTGTCTGATTCTTCAACTAATTTTCTTTCTTCTAATCGTTTTAATTGTTCTTCATTTGGAATATTTAAAACTGGAATATTATAGTCTTGGTCTTCCCAGTCTTCCCAACTATCTGTCATTTTGGTTGTTGTATATAATTATTACAATTACATTTAAATCATTTTTATATATTTTAACCAGAAATAGTATATGTTGCGGAAACCTTTTCCTTCTCTTCTTTAGCTTTTTGTTCTTGTTCTAAAAATTTCTGATAATTTGCCTCCATTGTCTTTGGATTGCTTGTACAACCACGATTAGTTATCTTAAGCTGAACAATTGATGTTAAAAGCAAACCGGTATAAATATACCACATAGCCTCACCTACATTATCTCTAGTAACAACTAATTCAAACAATTCGTTTTGCATTTTATCAGATTCTGGACCGTCAGTTTGATATTTTTCTTTCATTAATGGTCTAAGAATACCCCAGTATTGGTCAAAATTACTTGGAACTATTTGATTAATTAATATGGAAGTATTTCCACATATTTTAATTATAGCATCAGCAGCAGATTCAAGTGCTAATTTCTTTTCAGGGGTCATATTAGGGTCTTCAGTTAATTTCTTTTCAATATCCTTGTTAACTAATAATTCTGTTAATACTTTAGTTGCAGAACCAGACACATAATAATAACCGACAACGTCGGAAAATGCACTTTTAAATCCAGGATAAACTGTTAAAATTAATACAAGCACCCCAAAAATTAATATCCAAGGTAAAAATGTTAGCACACCTGCTGCGCCCATATTTTCAGTGATATTTCCTCCACAATTTGTCGCAATAACTGATGAGTTAACCATAAATTGTATTAAAATAACAAGTAACACATATATAGCTAAATACATATAGCTACCACTTATATAATTCTTGTATTCTTCCTTATTTTTATATAGGGTATAAGGTAATGCAGGTTTTAAAGCCAAATAATAAAAAAGTGTTGTTAATAAAAAAGTTACAATATTTAAGTAAGAATTTGCCATATAGATAATATGTATAATTTAATTTAAAATTTTAACTATATTTATTATGAATTTTGATGAACCTCTGGCTAAACCAACATTAACAGAACCTGGTGTTAAATATTTTTTAAATCAAGCTCTTAAACAATCTCATATTATAAGAGAAAAATTTCATAATACAATCTTCAATATAGGCATGTTCTTATTATTTTTAATTATTTTAGGGGGAATACTTGTCTATAAATATAAAGGAAAATTAACACCTGTTGAAATTGCGCAAAAAAATAAAGAAAAACAGCAATACGTATTGGAAAAAATCAAAACTTTTCAAATTGCAAAACAAAGAGCTCATCAAGAACTAATAACTGGATTACCACATTGGGAAAATGAATATTTAACACGGTATTAATTTATCACGATATTAATTTATGGTGGTATTAAGTTCTTGATTAAAATTTAAATTATTAACTATAATATATATAATGTCAACAGAAGATATACCAAGTGTAAAAGATGCTTTAAATGAATACTTTAGATTAAAAGAAAAATTCGAAAATGAAATGAATGTAAATAAACGTAAAATAATTAATAATCCTACTCTCAGTAAAAGAGAGAAGCGTTCAGAATATCTTAAATTGATGCCTAAATGTGTTAATTGTAAACGACCTTCTAAAAAGGGGACAATATTTTCAATTACTTTTCATCCTGCAAACGATACTTCTGATTCGTTTAGAACTTTTAAATCGATGTGTGGTAATTTAGCGGATCCTTGTAATTTAAATATTGAAGTCAAAATAGGTATGGTTGACTACTTAAATAAAATGATTGAAGATATTAGAAATGAAATAAAGGAAGCAAAAAATAGTATTATTAATGATAAAAATAAATTATTATTTGGTTTAATCACAACTGAAACTGCTCTTGAAAATTTTGATACAAATAAATCTTATATTAATGATTTAACATCTATATATGAAAGTTATTTGGATCAATGGAATAAAAAAATAGATAATCCTGATAAGAGAATAGAATTGGATGAATCACTTGTATTATTTTATGAGAATGTAGACAAAATTAAAGATTGTATAAAAAAAATGAATGAAAATGACGATAAGCAGTTCGCAATTGATGCTGCCAATATTTATTACACAACTGTAGAACCTCTCATGAAAAAAATCAGACAATTAAAATATGGTGAAAATATGGTTTTCAATGATGACTCTACTGATACATGTAGATTAATACAACGTCAAATTTCTATACAAGAATTGGCTGTAGGAACTTCTAATGATAAAGTTATTGCTTATGATGTTGGTCTCAAAGCTAAAAAGGTCCCAAAGAAAAAGGCTTACTTTATTATTGAATCTGATAGCTCTTCACGAGATATTATATCAGATGAGACTGGAGAGAAAGAATTAACAATTAAAATAAAAGAACCAGGTCAACCAAAACCAATTGGCGAAATTGAGGATGAACCAATTATCGGTCAAGGTCTCGATGGAATCGATTGGAGTACAGAAGAATACAAATATTTATGGAGCAAATTACCAGCTGCACTTAGAAATGAGTTTAAATCTAATATTGATTGGATGAATGAATTTATGCATAAATGCGTTAATGAAAGTAAAAGTCATGGACCTGGTTGGAATGGTTGTCAATTGACAACCCCGCCAAATATAGTTATTCCACCAAGAAAAATGGAAAATGGTCGATATGATTTTGGTGTTTCTATTTATAATAAAGCTTTTAATAAATTACCTACATCTTTACAAGAAACATATTTAACCTTCTATAAGGAAGATCCACAAACAAAAGAAAAAAATTATAATATGTTTATAGATGCAATGAATCGTTTAGTGGAAAAAGAAGTAAATTTTGGTAGAGGTTTTTTCTAAGCTAATTATATGATATTAAATTATATTTCTATTCCAATATTTCTTGTAAGTTTCGCAATTGGTCTATTTTTTATTTATGTTCTTGGACCAGAAATTAAAACTGTTTATATATATCCAACTCCAGAAAGTGTTGATAAAGTATTATTTAAAGATAAAGCCGAAAACTGTTTTTATTTTCAAGAAGAAGATGTTAAATGTCCAAAAAATGAAGCTTTAATATCTAATATTCCTATACAGGCTTAGAAATAATATTTAAGTAATAATATTTATAGTATATTAATATAAATGGGAATTAATTTTGGAAAATTTGTTCATACTAAAACTGGAAAAATAATTATGTCTATTTTACTTGGGTTTGGTTTAGCTTCTTTATTTAGAACTGTATGTAAAGATCATAATTGTTTAGTATTTCATGCGCCACCTTTAGACGATTTTAAGGATAAAATTTATAAAAATAATGAGAAATGTATAAAATATGTTCCAGTAGCTACTAAATGCTCATTAAATGCAAAAATTGTAACATTTGAATAATCTACTTTTTAGATGTCTCTTTTAAAGGTATATTATTGCGTAATTATCGTAATCAATCATTCTCTACAATAATTATGAGCGATTCAACAAGCATTTTAGATTTACCAACAGATCCTGTCGGCGGAGGAAGTGTTGGAGGAAATATAGCATTAACAGCACAAGAGACTATGATACCATCACAGCAACAACCAGCAGGAATGTCATTAGATCAAATAACAGTAAATCAATTAGTTAATGGTTTACAACAAGCAACTTTAGCAGGTGCAACTCAATTACCATCTCGCGATATTCCTATGACCACATCTGGTATTAGTGCTGATCCACAAGTTGTGCCAAATTATGTCCCACCTCCTATGCCAGATTATATTAGAAATCAAGAACAGACATCAGATATGATAAATAATTATAATAAAGATAAACAAATGAATAGTTCTTTAGATGATATGTATAATGAAATTCAAACACCATTGCTGTTAGCTGTGCTATATTTTTTATTTCAATTACCATTTTTCAAGCGATTTTTATACACATATATTCCATTTTTATTCTCTAACGACGGAAATTATAATATTAATGGATTTTTATTTATAAGTATTTTATTTGGTATGCTATTTCATTTATTGATGAAAACTACCTCTTATTTTGGAGCATTTTAAATGTTCAAAGGTGTAAATATATAAAAATGATTTAAATATAATAGTACATATTTAAATTATTACTCAATGGGCAGTTCTTTTATGGATACATTAGATTCATCAAAAAATTACGTAACACGAACATTACTTTTTAATCAAATTAAAACAGGAGATCCAATAGTTGACACTTTTTTAACAACAATTATTCTGGGTGTATTTTCCTGGTTGGTTAACTGGATTTATGATAATCAGTTAGATGCAATATTTTATAAGTTTTCAACTGATGATATTAAGTCATACTTTTTCAAAAAAAATACAATTATTATTGAAGGTAGAAGAAGTGCTATTACATCATCATACACTTATTCACAAAGTATTTCAGCTGCATATAGTGATAGATTTAAAGCTGTTTGGAATCATATTATTAAAAATATTGAAAACAATAAAACCATTTACAAGATTAAAGAAAGTCATTCAAATTATCAATCTTCAGTAAGCAATAATAATGAGGATAGAAGAAAGATTTCTGATTTATTTATGGTCTATCAAAATAAACATTTTTTAATAGATGACGCTATTTATGCAAAGGCTGAAATTGAACATGAATCAGATAAGGATGATAAAGAAAAAACAACCGTAAGAACTGATAAAATAATTCTTTACATTTATTCATATAAATATTCAATGCCAGAATTAATACAATATATCGATAAGATCACTGAAACATATTTATCATCAATTAAGGATAATCGTGCCAATAAAAGATTTATTTATTCATTAGATAAAGTCGAGCTAAAAGAAGATGATGAACGTTATGATTGTTGGAGGGAGGATTTATTTGAAAGTGCTCGCACATTTAACAATATTTTTTTTGATGGTAAAAAACAGCTTATTGATAAAATCGATTTCTTTATTAACAATAAAAATTGGTATTATGAAAAAGGCATTCCGTATTCTCTTGGAATTGGTTTACATGGTCCTCCAGGAACAGGCAAGACCTCATTTATTAAGGCTCTTGCGAACTACACGAATCGTCATATTATAGTTCTTTCTTTAAAATTAATTAAAACGAAATCTCAATTAGAAAATCTATTTTTTGAAAATACATATAATGATGATAATGAAGATAATTCGGTTTCATGGGATAAAAAAATTCTAGTATTTGAAGATATTGACTGCATAGGTGATATTATTCTAAATCGTGAAGAAAAAGAAAAAGCAAAGAAAAATAAGAGAAATAAGAAGTCAAAAAATATTAATGATAAAAAATTAAATCAAAATGACGATACGGTTAAAGTCGGAGATATAATTCAAACTATTTGTGAAATAAATGAAACATCTACTACAACAACGTCATTATTGAAAGAAAATTTAATTACACTTGATGATATATTAAATTTATGGGATGGCATTAGAGAGACGCCTGGTAGAATTTTGATTATTTCTTCAAATCACTATGATAAATTAGATCCTGCATTAATTAGACCAGGAAGAATCGATATTACCCATGAATTAAGTAATGCAAGTCATTCCACAATTTCTGATATATATAGTCATCTATTTGGTAATAAAATCGATAAAAATAAATTATCAAAAGTCAGGGAAAAGTTCTACTCGCCAGCTGAAGTTATTAATATTTATGTTTCAAATAAAAACGAGTCTGACTTTATGAATAGATTATTAGAAAATATAAAAGTATAAACTAAATATATATTTTGTTATAATGTATTTTGTGGCATAATTCATGATATTCGTCTTCTTGGTTTTCATTTTCAATAGAAAGCATAGGATAAATCAAAGCTCTGTTACCTTCTTTAATAATTGTTTTATCAACAATAAAAGGTGTCTCATTAAATCCAGCAAAATTATTGTAATACTTATTCAATAAGAATTTTGCGAATTGTTTAGTAATCATATACATATGTGAACCGGATAAATAGCCAGGGTATTCATGATATTTAAATAATGACTCTAAAGGCATTTCACGTTTAAGTGAATAATTTGAAAATATATTAGGATACCCTATTTTATATGGTATTATATAGCCTAATAATAATATATCTAGTTTTAAAATATAAAAATCTGTTATAACCTTTTTAAATATATTATTAAAATCTTTATGAATTAAAATATCATCTTCACAAATTACAGCATATTTTAAATTACTAAAATAATAAAAGTCATATATGATATCTAGATGTCCATATGTAATTGACCAATGTCTCTTATTAAATTTACTACCAGCATGTTTTAGTCTTTTATCATTATGACTTACACCGTTATAAAAATTACATGAAATATCTAATGCTTTAAATTTATTTTCCATTGTTTTTCTTTTCTCTACGTCATTAAATGATAAACAATAAAATTGACAATTAGAAATAGTTGACATATTTATATTATATATTTTAACTATTATATATTTTAACTATTATATATTTTAACTATTATATATTTAAATAATAAAATTACTTAACTTTTCCTATTCGTTATATTATTTGAATTCATTTTAAATATAATTATATGATTGATGATTATGTGAATAAGTTAATTGAAAATTTACCAGAGACATCTAAATCTTTACAAAGAATAGATTTAGTGTTAGATGGAGGTATATTTAATGGTAGTTATTTAGTAGGTGCTCTTTATTTTCTGAAAGAGATGGAGAGAAGAAAGTATATTAAAATTGAAAGAATATCTGGTTGCAGCATTGGTTCGATTGTAGCATTTTTATACTACATAGACGCTCTGGATTTTATGCCTAAATTATATGAAATTGTGAATACAGAATTTAAAAATAATTTAACATTAAATTCGGTTAAAATGTTGAAAACACATTTAAAAGAAAGAATACCTCACGATATATGTTATAAAATTAATAAAAAATTATTTATCTGCTATAATGATATTAAAAAACGTAAAAAGGTTGTTAAATCTACCTACAATAGCGTAGATGAAATAATAGACACTATTATTAAATCTTGTTACATTCCATTATTAATTGATAATAATATTTTGTATAAAAATAAATATATTGATGGAATAAATGCTTTTATTTTTCAAAGAGAAAAAGGTAAGAAAATTTTGCATATGGAATTATTTGGTTATGATAAGTTTTGTTATGCTTTAAATATAAAAAATGAAAAAAACAATTTTCATAGAATTTTATCAGGATTATTAGATATTCATAGTTTTTTTATTAAACAATCAAGTACTCATATGTGCAGTTATGTTGATGATTGGAATATAATTAATAAATTACATTATAACGCAAAAATATTATTTGAAACAATAATTATATACATAATGTATTTAATAAATTATATGAAAAAATATGTTCCAGATGATATCAAAGAAAATTTAATTGTTAAAATAGTTTTTAAAATAAGTTTTGATATATTTAGTATTATTTTAGAAACTTATTGTTTATGAGTTTAAAATTACATTTATTTGTAAATCAACAATATAATATGGATGTTATTGACATTACAGATTCAGCATTTTCTTTAGATGTTCCCAACATACTTAGTGCAGGAGCTTCAGGTTCAACAGATTATACGATGTTTATCTATATTGGTGCAGCTATATTAGTTGCTATTATCGGTATGTTTATTTACAAATTTTACCAAAATAAGAAAAATCAAGAGGAAGATTGCCAAGGAGGTTTTTGTACAATGGAACATAATCCTAATAGACAGATTTAGTAAATTGCCTTCTTATTTCTACGACTTTTGGTTCCATAAATATTAAAAAACCCTGCTTTTCTAGTCTTTCTCTTCTTTCTTTTTTTTGCAGTTTTTGTTGTTGAATTATCATTTTCTTTTTGGGTTTTTATATCATCTGGTTTATAATTTAAAAACCACTCTTCAAACATTTTCTTATTTTTATTTTTTTTCAACTCTTTATATTTTGCTGCCTTTTCTGCTTTCATCTCTTCAATAGATTCTTGATGACCATAACATGTTATACTAAAACGTTTTAATAAACCTTTTTGAGCTAATCTATTTTTTTGTTGAACATCAAAAAGAAATTTAGACATACATAAAATTCTATCTATGAATTGATTATAATAAGGTTTATTTGCATATAAAAAAGCTAAATATAAACTTAACATAGTATCAATTGTCGCTACCTTTACTTTTTTACCTTTCAACATTAATACATTATAACTATGACAGCCAATAGGTTTATAAATAAATAAGATAGAATCATTTCCGACTTTGATTTCATAATGTTCCGGAACAATCTCTCCAACTGCTGGTTGTTTAATTATTTTTACATTTTTTATTCCATTATCATCCAAGCGTTCTTTAATAACTTCTGCTGTTTGTTCTGGTTCATTTGCTAAAACATCGAAATCTGCAACTGTTTCAATTTTCTTTCTTAAATTAGCGGGCATATATTGAGAATATAATGCATTTGCAAATCCACCAAAAAACACTACACCTTGATTAATAAGAGTATTTTTTACTGTTTCAAAAACTTTATCTTCATTCTCTCTATCTTCCATTTCACGTTGAAAATCGACATCATTACAATTAACATCTGTTATAGGATAGTTTTTATTTAATAATGCAAGTCTCTTTAGCACTTTTTCCCATCTACTGATATCTCCAGCTGGTCTAGATAATTCAAGATACATAGACATTCTTAAGAAGTTAGGAGGTGCATACATTATTCCACCAACACTTATGGCATCATCTTTAATTGCACTATAAATTTCTTTTGGTAAATATGTTATATCTGCTACTGCCATGTAATTAACATAAACTTTATATGTTCCATGATGTTGACCCGATTTAGCTTCTACATCAATAAATCCCTTCTTATAATAAATATCTGCTAATTCTTTAGCATCATGTAAAGCATTTTGAGAGAAGAAATCATAATCAGGAACTTCAATTTCTTTATTATAAAAACGGTCTTCTTCTGGTAAAATATTATTAATAGCTGTTCCACCGTAACAAATTAATTTCTTTCGTTTAATAAATTCTTCAACTATATCAATTATTTTTTGAACATCGTCTGAATTTACAACACGTCTACCCATTTTTTCTTCAGCTTTATCTACTGCCATACGCAAAATTGTCAATTCGCAATCTGTAAATGACAAATCTTTACAGACATTTTTTTCTTTCGGCATTCCTACATTATTGAGTTAAAATAAAATTGATTAATATAATTATTAAATATTTAAAAGTATATTAAATAATATTAAAATGGAAAATAACGAACAGTTAGAAATTATAAATCATTCTGGTTTAAAAAGACGAATTAAACGTGAATTAGAAATACTAAAAAATAGCGGATATATATCAACTATTCTTAGTGCAAATATTGAAAGCGAACCTGATAAATATTATAGTAATAGAAATATTTATAAATTGAGTATTTTCAATAATATTGATTATAAATATTATGAATTTTCAATTCCACTCGATTATCCATTTAAACCTCCTAAATTGAAAATAAATTTGAAATTATATTCTGAATATCAAAAATTCAGGTCGTTTGATTTTAAAGATAAATTATTTAAATATAAAAAAATACATTGTTTTTGTTGTGAATCTATACTATGTTCTGGTAATTGGGGTCCTCAGTTTACCATTAAACATATTTTCGAAGAGGTAGCTAAGTTCAGAGATTATTGCAGAGAAATTTCGCATCGTATTGTAATTGATGTGATTAAGAGAAAATATTTAATAGACGATATTAATATTGTTGAATGGTTGTATTAAATATTAAAAGTGGCTTTAACTAATAATGTATTACTATAAATAGTGATAGCTTCTTCCAATTGTTTAGATAATTCCTCATTATGTTCTGTTTCCATTTTTTTTGTGACATCTTCAATACTTTTTTGAAGAAATTTAACGCATAAATTCAAAAATCCTTTAAATAAATGGTCATTTTTTGTATAGTTCTCGTTTGTTAGATAAATATTAAATAACGTCATCAATTGTTGTATTTGATTCATTTTCTGTAAATTCTCAATTTGTTCAGGAGTCAATGGTTTTTCTTCTAACATCTGTTCAAAAAATGCTTTAATACCTGTTAAAATAATCTTATCATTTTCATCCAAAATATCTTCTTCCGGTTGTGGCTCTTCTTTATTATCTTCTTCTTTATTATCTTCTTCTTTATTATCTTCTTCTTTATTATCTTCTTGTTCTTGCAATATTATAAGTCTAATATGTGCCCAAATTTTGTCATTAGAGGGTGTTACATTTTCCCATTCTCCATTTCTAAAAACCATAGCACTCCAAGGATCATTCATCATAAAATATTCTTCAAAATAATTGTCGAAAAATTTATTAACATCTTGTAAACTTAAGTCATTATCACCTGTTCTATCTAGAACAAAATTACTGACTCTATCTAAAAAATATGTTTCTATTTCTTCTTCTTTAACAACACCGAAATCGTGTTCTAAAGATGGTCTTTTATAATCTGGATATGCTTCTGAAATAACGTAAGGAATCATTATAGTAAATTAATAAATTATATTTAATATGTTTTATGATTAAACATATTAATTTTAATAATCAGAATCCGTATCATATTCTTCTAAATAATAAGGATAATTATCCATATATTCATCTGGACCAAAATTTAGCCAGGTAAGCCAGACTTCATCAGATGTATCAAATAGATTAACTGCTTTTACACATCTGTCACCATAACAAAATTTTAGGTTCTACATCATTTAATATTTTTTTATAACCAAAAAATATTTCATTTTCATTTAAAATACCTGTTCTTTTAGCATATTTCATATTTTTTTGTTTTACATCAAATACAAATGAAAAATTAGAACCATGTATTTTTTCAGTAACAGCCCATTTTTTAATTTTTTTATACGAATTATCCCAATTATTAGAGTCAAGTGGTATTTTAGAATAACTTGTAAAAATATCCATTATAATAGTATATCATATTATTTAAATAATATTTATAGTATTTATTTTAAAATTTAAAGCTATAAAAATCAGTTGAGGCCGTTCTAGTAGCATAAGAATATTCTGGTAATTGAGGTGTTGGTGCAGGAACAGTAACAGGTTGGTATCTAAGCTCAATTGGTTTAAGAGCAAATGCATATCCTGTTCTATCAAAGAACAAAGCATTCTCCATAAGGTAATTATCGACTAATTGATATCTCATAGCGACCATTTGACATCCACTAGTTCTGCATACAATACCAGCAGGATTTGATGGACTTGACCCATTATCAGGAACAACAATAGTCATACCACGTCTATTAAATTCAGTCAACTCATTTATGTCGGGATTATTTTTAATATTATAGTAATCATATTCTCTCATAAATATCGAATTACTTGTTAAATTTACGAACTCAAGTAAATCCTGATTTTCTAAAAATGCAGTATTTGTTCTATCGACAATTAAAACTACTTTATTTTTAAGTGACATCAATGGTACATTTCCTAAATTTTTACCTTCAGCTTCAAAACTATATGATGGTCCAAGCATGATATCAGTATTTGATTTGAAAATCTCGGCCATTTTTGAATACATATTTTGGTTATTACTCTTGAATCTTAAATGAATTAAAAGAGGGTCAGTTGGATTAGGACATGTTCCGCCAGAAAATGCGTAATTACGTATAGTGTCCATAACAGTACCAAAATTAACTGAATTAAATGTCTCTTTAACATGATAACTGTCTGTTGTACTGGTTGCAACTACAGGTTGATTATCAACTGAATAAATTTCAAAATCTAAACATCTAACACCTTGTTTGATGACAGCTTTTAAATTGCAAATATCGACAAAATCATTTTTATACGATCCTCCGCTACAAGCATTGTAGGCTGTTTTAATATAATAGTCAAATAAATTACCACTACAGTCGGGATCGGAACTGGTAATTGGTCTTAAATTTCCGTTAACGCTAGGATATAAGGAATTCATATAATCACATTCTCTCCCTTCAAGTTTACTAAGATAAATCATATATCCAATGAAAATAATTAGTATAATAAAAATAAATGCCATTATCATATATACTTGAAAATCTTCATCCATATTTTTAATAGCGCTTAAATAATCATTAGAATTTGTTGTTGACATTATTAATATATTATATTATTTTTAATTTTTAGAAATAATATAAAAAATTTAATATATGACGAAATTAATAATTAAAAAATAATGATACTATATACTAGATATGGCAGGTGGTCTTATGAATTTAGTTAGTCAAGGACAACAAAATATAATACTTAATGGTAACCCTGATAAATCTTTCTTTAAATGCACATATAAAAAGTTTTCAAATTTTGGAAAGCAAAATTTTAGACTTGATTATGAGGGAACGCCAACATTAAGTTTAACAAATGAAAGTACATTTACATTTAAAGTGAAGAGATATGCCGATCTTTTGATGGATTGCTATATATGTATAACATTACCGAATATATGGTCTCCAATTATTCCTCCACAAACATTTACAAATCCGGATGGTTCAACTGGATATACAAATTGGGCACCATATGAATTTCAATGGATTAAAAATTTAGGTGCACAAATCATCAGTAAAATTACTATTAATTGTGGAAATCAACAACTCCAACAATATTCAGGACAATATATTTTAGCTTCAGCTCAGAGAGATTTTAGTGGTCAAAAATTAGGATTATTTGATGAAATGATCGGAAATGTTCCAGAGTTAAATGATCCTGCAAATTCTGAACCTCGTGTAAACGCATATCCAAATGCTTATTATACAACCAGTCCTGCTGGTGCTCAGCCATCAATTGCTGGACGTACTTTATGGATTCCACTCGGTTCATGGTTTAATCTTCTCTCTACACAAGCTTTCCCATTAGTCGCGCTTCAATATAACGAATTATGGATCAATGTATCATTTAGACCAATTAATGAATGGTTTACTATTCGAGATGTTATGGATTACACAAATAATTATCCTGTAGTAGCTCCTAATTTTAACCAATATTATATGCAATTCTATCGCTTTTTACAAACTCCACCAGATGAAGAATTAGGACCTACATCTTATGTAGATACAAGAACAAATTGGTTTGCAGATATAAATTTAAATTGCACATATTGTTTTCTCTCTGACGATGAAGCATCGTTATTTGCAAAAAACGAACAAAAATATTTATTCAAACAAATTTACGAAAAACCTTTCTACAATGTAACTGGTGCAAATAAGATTGATTTAGATTCATTAGGAATGGTAATAAGTTGGATGTTTTATTTTCAACGAAGTGATGCTAATTTAAGAAATCAGTGGTCAAATTACACAAATTGGCCTTATGAGTATATGCCGCAAGATATTACACCAGCATCAACTGCCGGAGATGTGCCAAATCCAGACCCATCTGGTCCACCATTTTTAGGTCCAGGATTAAATCCTAACGGAACTTTATCAGGTTTGTATTCAACTGGAGTATACAATCCTCAAAATATAAAATCTATTTTAGTTGCAATGGGTATATTATTAGATGGTCAATATAGAGAGAATATTTTACCAGCTGGTGTCTACAACTTTGTAGAGAAATATGTAAGAACTGCTGGGTTTGCACCTCCAGGTTTATATTGTTATAATTTTTGTTTAAATACTGACCCGTTAACATATCAACCATCAGGTGCAATGAATATGAGTCGTTTTACTAATGTTCAATTGGAATTCACGACAATTACTCCTCCTGCAGATCCTTATGCACAAGTTTTGACAATTTGTGACCCAAATACAGGTGATATTATCGGTATTAATAAACCAACATGGAGAATTTATGATTACAATTTCAATATGTATTTAATGGAAGAGAGAGTAAATATGGTAATATTTGTTGGCGGAAACGCTGGGCTTTTATATGCTACTTAATAATAAATAAAATCAGTTTAAATAAATAATAATAATTATATCATAAATAATGATTAGATATAATAATTTTCAAAAGTTAATTAAAAGAAATTTATTTAATTACAAAGATGCTTTTTTATTAGAAAGTCAATTAACATCTGATGAAAAATCTATAAAAGATTTGGCTTACAATTTTTCGAGAGATATTTTGCAGCCAAATATTGTTTATTCATTTCGTAATGAACATTTTGATAAAAATATTATGAAGGAAATGGGAAAGGTTGGATTACTCGGTCCGACTATTAATGGTTATGGATGCGCCGGTGTTAATTATGTTTCTTATGGTCTAATTATGAGGGAAATAGAGAGAATCGATAGTGGTTATAGAAGCTGTGCTAGTGTTCAATCTTCTTTAGTTATGTATCCAATTTATAAATTTGGTACACAAGAACAAAAAGATAGATTTTTGCCTGAATTATCTAAAGGTAATTTGATAGGATGTTTTGGCCTTACGGAACCAGATCACGGAAGCGACCCATCTGGTATGAAAACACGTGCCAGATTGGACGGCGAATATTATATTTTAAACGGCAGTAAAAATTGGATTACCAATTCACCAATTGCTGACATATTTATCGTGTGGGCGAAGGATGATAATAATGATATCAGAGGGTTCATATTAGAAAAGGGAATGACTGGATTATCGTGTCCAAAGATTGAAGGAAAGTTCTCATTAAGAGCATCTAACACTGGTATGATTTTTATGGATAACGTAGCTGTTCCAAAAGATAATATTTTACCCTTAACAAAAGGTCTTAAAAGTCCTTTTATGTGTTTAAATAATGCGCGTTATGGTATCGCTTGGGGTGTTATTGGGGCTGCCGAAGATTGCTACTTAAGAGCTAGAGAATACACAATAGAGAGAAAACAATTTAACAAACCATTAGCGTCTAACCAATTAATCCAAATGAAATTGACTGATATGTTAACAGAAATCACATTGGGATTACAATCTGTATTAAGAGTTGGAAGAATGATTGATGATGACAATTTAATACCTGAAACAATATCCATTATTAAACGCAATAATTGCTCAAAATCGCTAAATATAGCTAGAACAGCTAGAGATATATTAGGAGGAAATGGAATCTCAGATGAATATCACATCATAAGACATATGTTAAATCTTGAAGCAGTTAATACGTATGAAGGAACTCAAGATATTCATGGTCTTATTATTGGAAGAGGAATTACTAATTTGAACTCATTTTAATAAAAAATTGATTTAAATATAATAACATATAGAATATTATATCTAAAATGTTGAAAGGAATAGTATTACATATTCAAAGATTATTAAACTCATATCATAAACCTACTCCATTAGGAAGATGGAATATAGAATCTTGTCATAAAAAATTAAATAAGAAAATAGATTTAGCAAATGAAGATCACTGCGGACCTTGTGGTAAATATTTAAAAAATGTATTGAATAATAAAAATTATAAAACCTAACAATATTTACTTTACTCATTTTATTTTTTATTTTTACGAGTTTGACGATTATTTTTGTTTGTTTTTTTTGTTTTTCTAACTCTTTTTTTTGTTATTCTTTTTAAGCCTTTACGTCCACCAATAACATTAGATTGAGGCACAATACATACCATATCTCTAATACTTAATTTAGGGTTAGTATTTTTATAATATCTTTTTGACACAATCAGTACTTTTTCTCCGCCACCAGAATAACCTCCAAATGCATAATTATTTATGGTATTATCTTTTCCAAACATTAATAAAAATGCAAAACGACATGCTGATGGTTGGTCTTTAGCTAAAAACATTCTTAATTGATCATTTTTAAAATTCCATCTTTTAATTGTATCATCGGCATAATATACTTTTGGATCCGAATAACCTCCATTTTTAGCAACACAATTTATTTCTTGATATAAATCACCACAACCTTTATAATAAATATTTGCCAATATGTTAAAAAAATAATTTGTATCGTTATTATGATTATTTAGTTGTAGATTAAAGAAATTTTCAAAAAAATTTATTTTTTTTAATTGCATATTTGATAATGATGATGCTGATGAAGTTTTTTGTTTTTTTGAGGCATTTAATTCTTCGTTTGCTAATATTACACTAGTTCTTATAATTTCATCATATTCACTACGATTAGTAGTATATAATAATTCTATTTTTTTTATAAATAACAAAAGTGTTATTCTTAAAACATGGTATGCCTCTAAGGGACTAGAAGATAAACGACGATCTATTTCTAAAAAAGGATTTTTCATATTTAATTCATTATACACATTTTCTGGAATTATTTGTGTTTCATTAATTGTCTTTATATTTATATTATATTTAACAAATCTAATATTTTTAGCATCTTGGTCAATTTTTGTAACTTCTTGCATATTTGGTCCTAACATAGTAGCAATTCCTCTATAAAAATAATTTTGGGAATTATTTATTATTGTAAAATCCATATTTCCTATTTCTAATTGATCTTCACTTGTTTTAGGAGAGCATTGAGGCATTCCATCTAATATTGATGAATTAGAACAAAATACGCGATTTTTTATACCATTTCCCTCTAAAAAGGCTGCATTATTTATTATATATTTACTATTTGTAGTATTTGTAGGTTGTGCTTTTACATCACAATAAATACTAGCATCATTTACATCAGATTTCATAACATTATTAAAAAAATTTTTAGTTATTGTATATAGATAGTCATCTAAATTTGAAACGCCAAAAAATTGTCGCCATTCAGATTCATTTAGTAAAATAATTATTTCTTCTTTCAAAAAATAATTTGAATCATTTAATTTTGTTTGGTCAATTAAATCTTGATAATTTTTTTGCAATATTCCATTTCCATCACATATTCCATTTAAATATAGTGCTGTTTTTGCAACTATTCTAACAAAATTTTTTCTTATGTTTAATTCATATGTAGATAGTTTACCCTCAAGTTGCTTTGCTTTTTGTAATGCTTCATTAGCTTCTTTTCTTGCTAACTCGTCCCTTTCTTCTTGATATTTGTCTAGTTTCTTTTGATATTTGCCATAAACAAATTTATTAAAAAAGTTATTAGCTCCATTTGATACAAATTCTTCATTAGAACTGATTGGTGTTTTTCCTGTTTTTAATTTAGGAATAAAAGAATTTATATTTCTATCATTACTACTAGCATTATCTACTTCACCACTAAGTAAGTTTTGTTTATAATTAGTTAGTATATTTTTTAATTCAGTTAACATGGTTTTTCTCACATTCTCATATGTTAAATTTTCATCTGAAGTTATCTTTCCATCATTCTCTTTAAATTTTCTATATATTTTACCTAAGGTAAGCAATTTTTCATTCGTTAAATAAGTATTTCTATAATTATTTAGGTCATTTATAATTTTTAATACCTCTTCTTCTGTGTTAAAAGGTTCATCTTTAGCTTTAGCACCACCACTTATATCTCCAAATCTTCTCTTACGTTTTTCTCTAATTTCTTCACTACTAGGAATATTATATATACCTTCACTAGAAATATATCCTTGAGCAAGAGATAATAAAATTCTTTCTTCTAAAAGATTTGTAGATAAATAACCATCCAATAGATCATAATAATTTTCAAAACTTAACATAAACTTTGGTCCTTGCAATTCAATAGAATTATTGTATAAATAGTCTAAAAAGCTATAACATACGCTAATAAAAATTTCATCAACCTTTTCATATCTTGGGTCAGTTACAGATACTATAAAGAACCCAAACGCACCTAAAAAAAAATCTTGTAAACTCCAAGTTTCACTAATATTTTCATAAATTTTGTAGTAAAACATAGAAAAAATGCAACTATTTTTTAACCCCTCTATAAATTTATAAAAATCTTTTTCTATTTCTTGTTCAGTTTTATTTCCCAAAAATCTTCCTTGTCTCTGTGGGAATTGACTTTTTTGATTAGCATTACGATTAGGAAAAACATAATATCTAGATGATGTTCCAGACGATATTCCAGAAGATGATTGGTTTGATAAAACCATTGTTTCTGAACCATATGGGGAACCACCAATCGAACTAAAAGTAAACGAACCATTAAATTGAGTGACAATCTCAAAATTTTTTGACCATCTATCTGATGTAGAATTTCCTCCATAATCATGAATAACATCATGACCTAAAATATTTAGCAATAAAAATTTTATTCCAGAGTCATCATATACTAAATTATTAGTCATTTCTTATATATAATTATAATATTATTTTTATATTTATTATAAATGCTTTTTACATTATAGAATATTTAAAATTAAATCTTCGATAATGTAAAAAAAATGTAAAGTTGTAAAATATATTTCTAAGATACTTAAAGAGTATGTACTACATCATGAAGGGAAATTCAGGTTTTTTGTGTTTTTTTTGTTTTTTCTTCCCTACATATGAAGTGTTATGTAGAGACTTCATTTTTTGAAAAGTATTTTGACTTTCAAAAAATGGACAAAAAAAATGTCCAAAAATAAAAAACCAAAATATTTTATGTAAAAATCATGATTTGAGACCATAATTTATTTTTAACGTGTGTATACCAAAAAAATAATTTTCATTTTGTTATGATAAAAAAAATTATATATTTTATAAAAAAATGATTTAGGCGTTTTTTTTTACCATTATAGATAAATGAATGGTAAAAAAAAACGCCAAAAAAACGCCGATTATTTTTTATGTGAATTATGTAATTTTAAATGCTGTAAAAAAAGCGACTGGGATAGACATATTTTGAGACCAAAACATATTAAACACGAAAATGATAAAAAAAATGGTATATATGATAATAAAAAAACACCTGACGAACAATCATGCAAATATAAATGTGAATGTGGTAAAATTTACAAATTCCAATCAGGATTATCGCGCCATAAAAGAGATGACAACTGCGAAAAAAACGCCATTTATTATGAGACCTACAAGAATGAAGGAGAATTTAAAGCTTTAACAAATCTAGTTTTAGAGGTTGTAAAGCAAAATCAAGAATTAGTATCATTAAATAATGAAGCTCAAAAATACAATCAAGAACTCACAAATAAGTTGGTAGAAATATGCGGCAATTCAACAAATAACACCTTAATTAATAATCATTCAAATAACAATAATAAAACATTTAACCTTAATGTTTTCTTAAACGAAACATGCAAAGATGCCATGAATATTAACGAATTTATTGATTCCATCCAGCTTCAGTTATCCGATTTAGAAGAAGTTGGTAAACTCGGTTTTGTAGATGGTATTTCGAGTATTATTGTAAAAAAACTGAAAGCATTAGATGTCAATAAAAGACCAGTTCACTGTGCAGATAAAAAGAGGGAAGTTATTTACATCAAAGACGAGAATAAATGGGAAAAAGACAATGATGAAAAGCTTAAAATGCGTAAGGCTATTAAACGTGTAGCATATAAAAATGAAAATCTTTTACCAAAATATAAAGAGCTTCATCCAGGCTGCAATTATAGTGATTCGAAATATTCAGATCATTATAGTAAATTAGTTATTGAAGCATTGGGTGGAGCAGGAAATAATGACATTGATAAACAAGATAGAATAATACGAAATATTGCTAAAGAAATAGTGATTGATAAAACTTAATAATTAGATGGCAATGGTCCGTCTCCGATAAATTCGCCTGTTATACTATACATTGACGGATAATTTGGCATAAATTGTAATTGGTCTGGTTTATAGCGTCTATTAAATAGTTTTTGACCTTCATTGAAAGACTTTCCCCATGTATCAACACCAAAATTTGCTTGCGGAGGTTCAGCATACATATCGTCAGTAATTATTTTCTCTCTAGTTCCATATCCAGTTGTTAACGGAGAATATGTAGGAGATACACCAACTGTTAATTTTCCTGCATTACTCGCACCTGGAATACAGTCTTTGGTTTTAGGCAAAGGCGGCGAATATGGCTGACAACCTGGACAATCAATGTCTGTAAAACATTGCTGACCAGTAATAGCACATCTTGAATTTGGACCACAGAAATTTTGACAGCTATAACTAGTTGTTAATGGTAAATTTACAGTATGACTAGTTTTATCATTTTTATTTGAATCAAAATCCTCTACAATATATTTTTCAGCAGCTAAATAATGAATCATTTTAAATACAATAAATAATAATATTAATGCACTTAGAAGTAAAAATAATTTGTTAAATGATACTTTCATATAATAAATTGATATTAATTTTTTTATATTAATTTAATATAAGTGATGTCTGATACAAATAATGATACAAGTGCTATAGATGAAAAAAAGGAAGAAGATACTTCAACTTCATCGACCAATTTTATATCTAATATAGGAGGTTTTATAACTTCTTTAATAGCATCAATTATTTTACTATTATTATACTTTTCAAGTAGTGGACTTATTTTATTTGTATGTAAATTAGCTCAAACAAATATATTACCAACTGAAGGTGTATGTGCGCCTTATACAAATAATCAACCGAATATAGAAAAAATACAAACTAATATTTTTACAACATTTACCGAACCAGAAATGTCTATGAAATTAGAAATACCAAATGATGCTAAAAATTCAAAATACAGAATTATCGATATGATGAAAGATTATAGAGAGAAATCAAATTCAAATTTTTTAGCAAATTATATGATATCTATTATTGAATCTCTAATGCAATTTGATTACTCATTTATTAATACTACTATGAATTTCTTGAATGGACTTCCTGAAGCTGTAATTATTAGTTTAGGGCCAATTATAACTGCGTTTTTATTTACAGTTGGCGTATTGTTAAACGGTTTATATTTTATTTATTTATGGTTTGCAAATATGTTTTGGTTTTTTAAAACAAATACAAATGTTTCTGGTGAAGGTAAACCCGTGTGGGAAGATGTAACGTTAACAAGTCCTGTTGATTGGTCTTTAGGTGTTGGATTGATTATTTTATTTTTAGTATTATTCTTATTTGGTTTTCCATTATTGTCCTGTGTTCCTTTTGCAGTATTATCATATTGTGCTTTTTCATGCTTATTTTATAAAGGAATATTGAATGGCAAAAATATATCATCATTTTTAATCATTACAGAAGTGTTGAAATATTATAAAGTAATGGTAGTTTCTTTAATAAGTTTCTTTATTATATTATTAGCATTTTCAAAATTAGGTACAGTCCCTGGAATATTCGCCATTATAACTGTATTATTTATATATTTTGGTTTAATAAGTTTAAATATTTTTACTCCAATACCAGAAACAAATTTATCTTTATCAGTGAGCTATGATCAAGCTCGTAAAACATGTGTTACCAAAAATGTGACAACTAAAGAAAACAACGATTTTTTCTCTAGTTTATTCAGTCAAAAGGGAGGTAATATAGTAAAAGAATTGAAAAAAATTAATAGAAATTTATTAAAATAAGTATTTTATATAAATAAACTTAAATAAAAAGTTAAGTTATAAATATATGGGAAAAAATAAGATAAAAATTCCAAAAAAACCTTTTGTAAGTATTTGCACTCCAACATTTAATCGCAGACCATTTATACCAATAATTATAAAATGTTTTGAAAATCAAACGTATCCTAGAGATAAAATGGAATGGATTATTGTTGATGATGGCAGTGATAAAATTGAAGATTTAGTTGCACATTTACCGTATGTAAAATATTTTAAATATGATGAAAAAATGACACTAGGAAAGAAAAGAAATTTATGTAATGAATTAGCTAAGGGTGATATAATTGTCTATATGGATGATGATGATTATTATCCACCTGACAGAGTAAAACACGCGGTGGAAACCTTAAAAAATAGCAAAGCATTATGTGCCGGTTCTAGTGCTATGTTTATTTATTTTAAGCATATAGATAAAATGTTACAATTTGGTCCTTATGGTCCAAATCATGCTACAGCAGCTACATTTGCTTTTAAGCGAGAATTATTACAAAAAACAAAATTTGATGAAGAATCATCTGTTGCGGAAGAGAAGAAATTCTTAAAGAATTATACAATTCCATTTGTTCAATTAGAATCAAAAAAATCTATATTAGTATTTTCTCACAATCATAATTCATTTGATAAAAAAGAATTATTAAAACAAATGCCAAATCCAAATGTACATGAGACACCATTATTACCAAAAGATTTTGTTAAAGAAGAGGATTTATTAAAATTTTTTATGGAAGACATTGATAGTTTGCTAGAAAATTATGAACCAGGAAAACCGGGTTATAAACCTGATGTAAAACAACAATTGGAAGAACTTAAAGAAGAAAGACAGAAAAAAATGCAAGAAATGATAAAACAACAATCAGAGTATCAAGATACAATAAATAAAATATCAATGATAACAAATCCAAATAATAAACAACAACAACTAAATGAACAGGCTATAACTATACAAAATTTAATTTTGGAAAATAATCAATTAAAAGAACAAGTGCAATATTTAAATGATAAAATTAAACAACTTATTATGGCTCAAATTGAAAAAAGAAAAGATGAAAAGAATACTGAATTATCTAGTCAAGCTCCTATAATAAATATTACTTAAAATGATTTAAAGATAAACTGATTATATATGATAGAACTTAGAAATGTACGAATATGATTATTTCAATCCAGCAAACTTAAATGACTTTGAAGATGACCTGAATGTCGAAAAGATGTTTGAACGGGAAAAACGCAAGGACATAGGTTATAATGTGATTTATAGAAAGGCTTATCGACGAGATGGAACACCTTATAGAAAGAAAACCGAGATTTATACCTCTGGTGGAACTGGAAGTCAAATTAGGGATGCTGAGACTGGTGATTATTTTACAAATAAAGTTGGTTCTATGGATGAAGACCTATTTTATAAGGTTATTTTGGCAACTGGCGAGTGCACTAGTGCAAATGGTTCTAGCACATTATTTTTCGTGTCGCCACAACATTACTCTAATCATATGGCATGCGATGTTGACCCTGTATTAGCTTATAATTGGGAGAAGAAACGTGATGCAAGATTAGCTGAATTAAATAAGAATAAGAAGCCAACATATAATTCTATCGAAGTGAAGTAAATAAAATAAAAAATTGATTATATTATTTGTTTAATAAATTAACATAAACAAACAATATGCTTACTGAAAAGGATTTAATTAAAGGTAATTTATATAAAATTGTGTTACGAGAAGATTTAGAACATTTAGTGAAAGAAAAATACAAATACTATTATTACGAAGGAGTTGTAAGACTCCCTAATTGGTATCCCTTTCTATGTTTTGTGCCTAAAATCAAAAAATATAGAAAAAATGTATTGCCTCTTTTTCTAAAATCTCCTTTAGAAGATTATGAATATTATGAAGGAAAATCTACAGAACCATATCGTTATATATCAGATGCTTATATTGATACGACATTAGGTCAGGTAATAGGTCCACCAATTAATTCTGAAGATGAAGAATTGTATGGTTATGATAGGCTTTATTTTAATATTATTAACCCGTAAATATTATTAACCTGTAAGTTCTTCATCATCATCATCTTCATCAATTTCTTTATCTGCAGTTCCTGTAGCATTTTCTTTTATATATTTTTCTATATAACGATAAATTCGATTTATATCTAATTTACTTATTTCATAATCTTCGAGTAAATTTATAATTTCTGTATTATCATGATTATTGCTAAGTTCAATAAAAAAACCAAATAAATCTTTTTTATCCATTCCTAGCTTTTGACATAGCTTTTGTATAAAAAGTGAATTATTATATTCAGTCGAGTATTTAGTCAATACCTTAGTAAATCTGATTTCAGAAGGAGTATGTTTATTTTTGGTTGTAAATGTTTCATGATATAATTTATTATTTTTAAAGGTTTTAATCAATGAACTCATCTCGTTAAACTGCCAAATTTGTTTTTGAAATGTTATTCTGTCAATATAATCAGCAAAGCATATATTGTCTAATTGTGAAATATAAAATGGTATAGATTTTTTCTTATCCATTTTTTCAATAACATCAATAATATTTTCATGCCATAACAACCCGACGCTAGTGCGATCAGTTTCATTCATTATATTATTATGTTCATTAAGTGGAAAATAATCATTTATTAATTTATTTGTTATTTTTTTTGTGTCATCATTATACAATTTAATTTGTAAAATATTATCAATTATTTCACATGTAAAAACTTCAGGTTTATTCTTATATAAATTATACATATTTGTTAATTTTCTTAAATCACCTTGAGCGTATGAAATCAGTTTAGTATTTAGATCACCATTAATTGATGGAAATAAAACATTAGATATATTTAATATTTGCGATTTGTTTGGTGTTTTTAATTCAACTGTATTACAAACCTTCATAAGTTCTTTAATTTTTTTATCAACACGATAATTACCAATGCAGATTATAGGATTCATTGTAACTTCTTCCAATTTTTGTTTTTTAGTCTTTTTAGGTCTGATAAGTTTTATGAGTGAATTAATTCCACCTTTATCACCATTATTCATACCGTCTATTTCATCCATAATTATAGCAATTTTTTTTACTTTCTTATTGAATAAGCTCATAATATTTTTATCTGACATATTATGCTTAGTTATATCTTCTATAACAGATGTATTTCTAATATCTCCAGCATCATATTTGATAATATCATAATTAAGTTCTTTTAAAATATTAACAACAAATGATGTTTTACCTGTTCCGGGATCACCATATACATATATTCCTTTTTTAAAAAGAAGATTATTTTTATTAGCTTCAAAATCTTTTAAAATATTTTTTATCTCTCTTTCTTGTTCTTCTCTATTTAGTATTTTATTCAAATTCAATTGGTCCATTTTATATATTTAACAACATTCTTTTTATGTAGGTTTCTACATAAATCACGTTTTTTTAAATAATTATGTATAATTTCTCCGCAACGTTTAGAATTATTTTCAATACAATAATGTATTATAAAATAAATATAATTATTAAAAACTATATTCTTATACCTATACTTTTTATTTTTTATCCATGAGTCAATATTCTCTCCAAGTATTTTCTTAAAGACTATATTATTATCTCATCTAATCATATCACGAACATAATTTTCATATAATGGAATAGTATTTCTAAGACATTTTAATTTATGTATTGTGGATGAGTTCAAAACATCTAAAATGTGTAGTTTTTGTTTAGAAGGAGAAACTTGCTATTACAAACAACGAGTGAACCCAAGACCATTTAGAGAAGGTATGGTGAGTATACACGGATTACTAACTTGCACGAAGTTTAGTAAGTCGTCTCATTCCCATTTGATGAACCGACACCTAAATGGAAGTAGAAATATTTTGTATCTAATGAAAGAATGGATACAGAATAGAAAAAGACAAACTATGTTTTGTAGAAAAAGATTCATATCACAAGACGAATGATAGACCCAAAGTTATAAATACTGAAAGAAAAGATTAGGGTAATGAGAATTTAATTTATTTTTTAATACGTTTTTGTCTCATTTTTCTTTTCGGTCGGTGTAATTAAAATATATTTATAATGATTTCATTTATTTTCTATTATTTTTCCTTGTATTTTTCCTTGTATTTTTTCTTTTATTTTTTTTTACTTTTTTGGACACAGTTCTTCTAGCTCTAGATTTATTTTTATATTGTTTGTTTAGAATGCGTATTGTTTTACGTTTTCTTCCACCAACAATATTTAACTTTTCTTTAATTGCGTCATATTCATTATTAAGTATTTTAAATTCTGTTTCACATTGACTTTTATCCATACCAGAAGTTTTATCATTAGGGCATTTGTCAGGGTGATATATTAATGATAACTTTCTATAATTTGATTTAACTTGTGGAAATTCACTTTTATTATTTAAATTTAAATACTTATGAGATGGGAATAGACCTATTCCATTATTTGGTTCAGACTCATATTGAGACTCATCTTGAGATTCATATTCAGATTCATATTCAGATTCATATTCAGATTCAGAAGAGTCAGACTCATAGTTTGGTTTATACTCCTCATTCAAAAAACGAAGCATATTTTCAATGTGTGGTACACATTTATTAATAAATTTATTCGGTTGTGTCATGCCGTTAGTGAATGCGGCTATTGCTCTACGCATGTCACCGTTTATAAAATATGCGGTAGTTTTTATATTTGGATATGCGTCACCTAAATTAATTATACAAGGATAAAAATCACCAGTATTATATATATTATATAGATTTTCACCTACTTGTTTATTGCTAAATTTTCCAATGTTTTTTATCTCAACTAATAATTTTTCAAGCGCGCCTTTAGCAAGTGATATTCTTTCTGAAGAACAAACCGGTATTTTATATATATATAAAATAAAAATATTATATTTAAGAAGTACTCTGGCATGGATTATTAATACCATAAGTTATTCCGTCCCATGACACTCCACATTTCTTAGCCCATGTATATTTAGCACACATTTCATTTGACCCAGTAAATGCTGAACTGTTAAAATCCATTTTTAAATGTTTATTTCCGCTTTGTGGTGGACATGTTCCTAAATCTTTTACATTAATACATGTAGTATTATTTCCTGAACCATCAACTAACCAATAATCAGGACATTCAGGAGTCATAGGTGGCCAATCTTCATCTTTTGAATAGCTAAGTGCCACACCAATAAATACAAGAGTAATAATTAATATAATTATAGCAGCAAAAAGAACAAATTTTTGAAAAGCTTCCATATAAATTAAATAAATATATTTTTTTCTATTTGCTTATTTTATATAAATGAACAAAGTTAATAATGGACGTGTAAACATTAAATCGCCTAATACTTCAACTCTATTTCAAATGTATGATAAAATACCAGCTAATCAATGTGTAACATTTAGGAATGCGACTGAAGGCTTATGGAACGAAACTCCTTTATCTCAAGCATTTTTCTCTCGAGAGAATCTTCAGATAATTCAAAATGGAATACGAGCTGGTGTATACCAACGTTCGAATGGACAATATGTAATAGGTCCGCAAGATTGCGATTCACTTAAGATTGTAATGAGAAGTGTGTTCCTACAACATTCAGCCAATCAACCATTTAATATTCCACAACAAATAGAGGAATTAAATAAAATTGTTTTAAATTATTGCATTCAACAAGTATATAGTGAAGCACAAGGTTATATGAAATATGTAGATGATGTAAGTACATTGGTAGTTCCAATTGCTCATCCTGTTCAAGCATCAAATACTGATAGACAACTTGAATTTAAGGGTTGGTTTTAAATATTTTATTTAAAGAGTTGGAGAGATATTCATAATAATCGCATTTATTATAATTGAACAATAATTCAAGATTTCTATATTTTCTTTTATTATTGAAGTAAATACCTTTATTAATATATACCTTATCACTATGAAATATTTTGGTATATCCATGACACGAATCTATTTTTAAAAAAAATCGTCTATCGTCTTTTAGTCCAGTATATTCATCAAAAATAGGTCCTCTAAATTTCTTTAGCACATCTTTTGTTTGATTTTGTAGTAGATTTTTTGATTATATTTTTTGAGTAAACATAAAAATTTCGACTACCACTAAATTTGCGATTTTTCTTATTAAAAGTTGTAGAATAACCATAGCTAGAGTATCCATTATCCAAAAAATAATCCTGTCCTCCATATGCTATTAACTGCATCAATCCGCCACCACACATAATAATTTATATTTATTATTATTTAAATACTTTTTCAATATAAAATAATGGACGATAAAATAGTATTGATATGTGCAACAGGACGTTCAGGTTCAACAACAATGCAAAGGCTAATAAATACTATACCTAATTCGAATATATGTGGAGAGAATTTTGCAGCTATTAATTCACTTCTTGAGTTTTATAGAAGAATAAAAAATACAACAATAGAATATGTTCCTGGTCACACTACACCTTTTACATATGATTATCTTATTGAAAAAAATGTAAAACCTTCATGGTATAATTCGTATAATTTAAATCAAATAATTCATATGATAAAGATGACAATAATAACTATGTTAAAAAAATCAGAAGATAATAATGTTTGGGGTTTTAAAGAAATAAGATATGATAATGGTAACATAAATTATATAAAAGATTTTAAGGAATTATTTCCTCAAACAAAAGTAATAATTCAAGTTAGAGAGAATTTAAATGCACAAAGTAAAAGTAGTTGGTTTAAGAATGATCCAGATTCATTGAATTATTTAAAGAGATATTCACAAGAACTAATTAATTTTGCGGTAGCTAATAAAGATTGGTGTTATCTTATAACTTTTGAGCAAATGTTTAATATTAATAGAATTAAAAATTTATTTCAATTTATAGATTGTGAACCGTTTTTTGATGAAAGTAAAATAAAAGAAGTATTAAATAATAATATAAAGGATTAAATTGATTATAAATTATAAATGAGTGAAATAATTTATAATAAATTATTTTTAGGGGATATGTTTAATGCAAATAATGAGAAAGAATTGCTAGAGAAAAATATAACATGTGTTATTTGTGTTGCAGAAGATATTACCATCAGATTAAATGAGCCAAATATAAAAATATACACATACAATTTACAAGACACTTATGATTGTGATATTTCTCTCTATTTTGACGAAATAGGAGCATTAATAGAGAGTGAAAAAACTGTGTTAGTTAATTGTGCAGCAGGTATAAGTAGGTCTTCAACAATAGTTATAGCTTATTTAATGAAATATCATGGATTAAAATTAAAAGAAGCTCTTGTAGGTGTAAGAGATAAACGAAATATAATATGTCCAAACAAACGATTTTTAAAATATTTATATGAGTATGAAAGAAAAATATTTGGAAAAAATGAAATTGAATGGGATGAAATTGTTCAGTTATATTATTATAGTTAAATTTATATTTTATTTTTCTCTCTAACTCAATACTCAAAAAGTGATTTATAAAGAGTAAAGACTCTTGGAACTAAGTAGGTTGTTAGTTTTTATAACTATATTGGAAGTCAAAAGTGTCGGCTTTATATTAAGTATTTGAATATATATTAAATTAAAATATATATTTAAAGGCCTTTAAGTTATTCTGAAATATATTTATTTTCTATTATTCATTTTTAATTGAGATTTAATTTGTCTTTGGTTTTGTTTTTGTTGTTTTCTATTAGCTGCATTTTCACTGCGATAACTATAAGAAAACATTTGTGGTCCACCCCTACCACCAGTTTTCTCCTTTTTTTCCTTCTTTTTTTTTATAATTTCACATTTTGAAAAAAGTTCATTTTTATTTAAGTTACGTAAATTAATATTTGATGGAAATATCATATCAAAATCAACATCAAAATCATCTGAATCATCATTCATTTTAATTTCAAAATTCGCGTATTTTCTATCATATTTAGTTGGACCAAATGAACTTTCCATCATCACTGAAAAATTAGTATGTCTTCTATATGTTGTAGACCAAAAAGTCATTTGAGGTCTACCTGTTAAATATACATCTTGTGCTCCATATGCAATTAGTTGCATCAATCCGCCACCTACCATTTAATTACTTATGAAAAAATTTTTTATATTATTTTTATATTGTATTTATGAGTTTATAAATTTAATCATCTTCAACAACTAAAGTTTGTTTCTTTACAACTTTCTTAACAGCACTCTTTGTAACAGTTTTCTTCTTTGGTTTAGAATCTTCGCCATTCATTACTCTAATTCTTTCTTCTTTATATTCGATATATTGTTGTTGTAAAGTTTCCAATTCATTTAACCACATCTTATTAATAGTAGTATTCTTTACAGTTTCTAATTCAATATCTTTATCACCTCGCTCCTTAATTATTTTAGCTACGTTTTCTTCAGTTACTGAATCCATAGGCATTTTAATTAAGTAATGATAATTTGCGTCATCGTCAATAATATCATATCCCTTAGTTTGCAACATTTCTACAACTTGTTCCTTCTTCTTCTTACGCAAGTCAATCGTGCCATCAAGATTCTCTTTAATATATTTAGCTTTATTTGTAAGCATCATTAATTCGCGTTCTAGACTCTCAATCATATAATCTTTTCTAGTCTGATATAACTTCAATCTTACATCATAATAGGAATCAATAATATCAGAAACTTTTTCGAATTTTTGTAAAGTATCGTTTGCATCGAATAAATGCATATTTGTAGTTGTATTAGTCGTATAAAGCTTTAATAATTTTTCAAGACCATTGCATCCATGATCACCCTTAGCCTTTTCTAATTCTTCAAGTTTACCCTTCACAAATGTAATAGTAAAATCTACATTAGTGTCTTTGCTCATATCTTCATAATCTTTAATGATGGCAGGAATCTTATTTTTATCTTTATCCTCACCAGGACTAATCCAATGTTCAATTAATTCCTTGAAATCTTCAGTCCAATAACCGACAGGTAATTCAGTAACTCTAATTTTATCAACACTTACTTTTTCATATGTTCCTCGAATTAAGAATTTGCCGTCAGACAACTTTGTAACCTGTCCCTTAAATCCTTCATAATAAGGAACGAAATCAATGTCATCTTCAATATATCTCAACTTATTTTGTAAATATTCTATAATTTGTAATGGATTATAACACATAATATCAGTACTGAAACCAGTTCCAATACCCTTAGATCCATTGACAAGAATCATTGGAATAATTGGAGCATAGTAAATGGGTTCAACCTGTAATCCGTCATCGTTTAAATATTCAAGAACATTGTCGTCGGTTTGTTGAAAGATTGTCCTAGTAATTTTATTCAATTGTGTAAAGATATATCTTTCGGAAGCACTATCTTTTCCACCTTGTAATCTAGTGCCAAATTGACCATTAGGTAATAACAAATTAATATTATTAGAACCAACGAAGTTTTGTGCCATTCCAACAATTGCGGCATTTAAACTGGCTTCGCCATGATGATAACCAGATTCTTTAGAAGTATATCCTGAAAACTGCGCTACCTTAATTTCCTTATTAAGGTTCATTTTAAATGCAGCAAACACAATTTTTCTTTGCGAAATCTTGAGACCATCCATCAAGTTAGGAATAGAACGATCACAATCATACTTGGAGAAGTGAATCAATTCACGATTAACAAATTCTTCATAAGAAACATTTTTCTTGCTGGTATCAAGGTAAGCATCTCTGTCGTAAAATTTTAACCAATCCTTTCTATCATCAGCTCTCTTTTTATTAAACACCATATCAATTGCATCATCAGAATCCTTACCATTAAACTCAAACTCAACAATTTTTCTATTCTCAAAATATTCTCTGAATTCTTTGCCAGTACTAGTACCTAAACCTTTATAATATTTAATAGTCCAACCCTTAATATCGTTTTGCTGTTTCCATTCTTCAAACTCGCCATCATTATAGAAATTTAATTCATTAGCACCTTTTTTCGCCTTCAAGATTGGAGTATTCATAAATCCAATAAATCCTGGAATTTGTGCAAGTGTATGCCATTCGCACGAGAACAAATTAATTCCAAGACCTTTAATATGACTACCATCTAAATCCTGATCAGTCATAAAGATTACCTTACCATATCTCAAGTTCTTATTGACATCTTCTAAATTAGCATATTTCTTACCAGTTACAAGACCGAGAATCTGTTTAATTTCAGCAATCTCTTTATTATCAGCAATTTTCTTTACAGGTTCCCCGCGAACATTTAGAAGCTTACCTTTTAAAGGATAAACACCAACAATATTACGGTCTTCTGATGATAATCCTGAAAGAATACCTGCCTTAGCTGAATCTCCCTCACAAAGAATGAGCATACAATCCTTAGACTTTTCAGTTCCAGCCCAATTTGCGTCTGTTAACTTTGGAATACCTCTAACAGATTTGGTCTTAGTTCCGTCAGTCTTTTTAGCTGCCTTGGTTTCTTTGACTTCCGTTAATTGCAATGCAGCATCCATCACACCCATCTTTGCAACCTTCTCGATAAACTTATCACTGACTTCACATTTTGAACCAAATTTAGATGAAGGTGTATTCATGTAATCCTTAGTTTGACTGTCAAATGCGGGATTCTCGATATCACAACGCAAGAACAGAATTAACTGCTCTTTAATCGTATTAGGATTTACCTTCGTCTTCTTTTTCTTTTCAATAAAGTCAACTAATTTTCTAACAATTTGATTGAGAATATATTCAACATGTTTTCCGCCCTTAGACGTATGAATACCATTAACAAATGATACTTGTACAAACTCGTCAGATGGTGTAAGTGCAACTGCGTATTCCCAACGTTCTCCATTATCTTCGTAAACTCTTGGAGCAGTAGACTTGTCACCAATATACATGCTGATATATTGCTCAAAATTTTTTACTGGAATCAATTCATTATTATATTTAACTTTAATAGTTTTATCTGTGATGGCACCAATATCATAGACTCTCTTCTTAAGCAACGACACCATATCTGGTGTCAATCCTGAAATACCAAGTCTGGCAAAATCAGGCTTAAATGTAATCTTAGTATATGGTTTGGTCTTGCACTTGGTAACCGAAGGCTTACAGATATCATCCAAGTTATTTTTGTATTCTTGAATATATTTTAGTCCGCGAATATGATCAACAGTTTCAATGCGACCATAACTAGACCAAATTAAAACAAGCTTAAAACCAAAACCATTCTTGCCTCCAACAATTTTCTTTTCTTCTTTATTATAATTGGTTGAAGTTCTAAGATGACCAAATACAAGTTCAGGAATCCAAACACCGTCTTTCTGAGCAACATCAATACCATTACCATCATTAATCATTGTAATAGATCCATCGGCTTCAATACTAATATCGATATGAGAAACAGGTAATGCATTTTCAACGTTGAATTCGACCTTTGTTTTCATTCTCACAACATGATCTCGGCAATTAACAATGCCTTCATCAAATAACTTAAATAGGCCAGGAATATAATTGATATTTTTTTCAACAATTTTATAAGGCAACGCCGACTGCGTATCACCATCTTCGCTCATAATCCACATATCAGCATCGATACTTTCAACAGAACCAATATATGTATCTGGATTATCTAAGATATGCTGCTTATCAGTCTTCTGTTGAACATCGAAGAATAAATCAGTATTAGCGTCGTTAGCACTCATTGTTAGTATAATATGTACCTTTACTTTTAACTTATTTTTTAAAATCAATTTTTTTAAATTAAAATAAAAATTAATAATAATGTATTCTTATGGACATTTTAGACCAGGTGGAAGAAAGGATACTTCCCGTATAATAAACTATGTAAGTGAGTATAATAGACTATATGGAGATGAAGGAAAAATAAATACCTGTTACTGTATACCAGATAAATATGATAAGAACACACCAAGTTCATCATCTTCGTCAGCAAAAGTTTCATATGCTACAAGAATATCTCAAGTGATAATTTCAACAAAAGGTGGAAATGTTCAATATGGTAATTTTTATTTAGGCCAACCATTAAATATCAATTATTTAGGTAGAATGGAAGGTATGCCTGGTGGAAGTGGAATGCCGCCTGTAAACAGATTTTAATTGCGTTTTATAAAAATATTTTCTCAGTTAAATTTATAATGCAAACTATTGGAACTCGCGCTCAAGTATGGCATGGAACAGCAAAAAAGACATCTGGTGGATTAACCAAAAGTCATTTGATGAAGAATAAACATGGACGTATTGTCTCTAAAAGAAAGCATGCTTCTGGAAAGAAAACTATTAAGCATCTTCGTAAACTAGGTTATGTTGCTAAGAAGGGTCATTTCAAGTTATTTCACAAAGGACACAAGAGTAGAAAGATGAGAGGTGGTGCTGCTTTAGGAGGTCCTTTATCTCCCTCTGAAATTAGTGGAATCACTGGAACATCTGGTGCTGCTCTTCAAGTTTTTGCTGGTGAACATTAAATAAATTATAATGTAATAAAATAATTGTCATTATAATTAACAATCTATACATTCTGTTTTGATAAATTTTTCATACACAATATAATCAGAAAATTTATTGTACAAATATTTCTCAAAATATCTTTTACTTACAATTAATTTAATTGAATTAATACTGCAATATTTATTGTAAAAATTATATAAATCATCAAAACTGATAAGAGATAGCGTGTGATTTTCTTTGATTTGTTCTTTAATGTATGAAATTGATTTATGAATATCATTCGATTTATCCCAAATAGTAGATGTAATATTTAAAACATATTTATCATCAATAATTTCAGTAGAGAAGAAGTGTTTTAATACACGAATAATATTTTCTTCAGACAAAACATTTCTATTTTTAGACCATTGTTTAAATAAAGAGCTAATTTCGTCAATCTCTAGTTCATTTTCAAAATCAGATAACGATGAAATTGTTATTGTTGAATCCCAGAATTGAATAAAATCTTTATATATAGGTAAATACTTACTTGTAACGCCAATAAATGTGTCTGATTCTTCGTCATATTGAATATTTGTTTTAAGCATATTTTTAAGAGAATTAGAAAAAATAACAATTGGCAAATTATTACTGGAGAGAAATTGCTTCCAAATGAAATGTATATTTTTCCATTCAATCTTAAATCCTTCAGTAGTTTTTTCAATGTATTCTCCTACGAATTTTTTAACCAACCCATTTTCAGTTGTATTCTTTAGAGTATATGCATAATTAATGAGTTCATCATCCGCTTTTGTATTGAGGAAATTATCAGAATTAGTATATCTAGTAGAATAATGTGCTGCAACACATAATAAATTTAAACCGATTTTCTTAAGAGATTCTCTCCAATACTCATTAGAATAATTTTCATTGATTTTAATTAATCTACAATTATTAAATGTATGAGTCTCGTGATATTTAGTTACAAATTTATATGAAATATTATTATTACCGATTGATGATGCTGCTACATGTTCAAGTTCATCCAGCAATTGTCTCATCTTTTGGCTTACAATAAATATTAAATCTATATTTTTCTTTAAGATATTGTCACCAATTACGGTAAGAAAATATTTTGCTGAATTTTTGGAAGAAAAAATTGAAGGATAAATATAGCTTAACACATTTTGGATGGTATCAGTTTCAGGAATTGAACTGAATAAATTTCGTTCCTTAATTTGCTTAATAATTGCAGCCTTAGTTTTATGTTTCCACTGCAAAAGTGTTCTTTCTTTAGATATGGTCGAGAGAAGTTTATGTAAAATTTCATCTTCTTTCACAATAAAATAATCCTTACTATTATATTCATAATAGAAGTTATTGCTCGATAAGTAAAAATAATTATTCTTACTCAGAAATACCTGCATAAAAATCTGTTGTTCTTCAGAGAGATAGCTATTCAAATTTCTTCTTTTCTCATGATTTTTGGCTTCATTCTCAAGTGTGTTTGGTAAATAAACGTGTACATGATTATATATTCTTTGTAGAATATAGTCATTATCCTTATATCGTTCGTATAATTTTTCAACAGTCGATAAACAATCAGTGCGTTTTGGTTCTGTCATTAATATAAGTAATAAAATGTTTTTAAATATATTTACTTAAAAACATATAAAATTATAAATATAATTAATTGTTAGATTCTATTATGTAAATGATTTCATAATACAATTATAATATTAATGTAATATATGAAAATTACTTTACGTTATTTACCAAAAAAACTAACTAGAAAAGATAGAAAAAAACAAGGAAAAGAGCTTATGAAGTCACGTCGTCTTTATAGAAAAGGAATTTATCATTCAAGACCAAAAGTTGCATCATTTAAGTCAAAAAAATCTAGCCACATATTGAAGGCAGAAAAAATGTATCATGTTGATAAAATTGGTGCTACAGATGAGCTAGCAAAAGTCACTGGATGCTCCAAATCAGCTTTAGCAAAAATTATCAATAAAGGAGCTGGCGCGTATTATTCATCAGGTTCAAGACCAAACCAAACAGCTCAATCGTGGGGTATTGCCAGGTTAGCAAGCTCAATAACTGCTGGTAAAGCTGCTGCTGTTGATTATCATATATTAGAAGAAGGTTGTAAACCAAAATCTAAAGCACTAACATTAGCAAAACGCGCCAAGAAAAAACATAGTCATGGAACGAGACGAGTGCCAAAAGTGAAGATTTGAAAATATTTTAAATTATATTTTAACATATATAAATGATACCTATAAAAAAAGACGATTTATTAGAAGGAATAGACCAAATTGGTCCAAGAATATTTTTAATGAATAAGTTTGTTAATATTACTATAACTGAGTTTGATAATCAATATGTTTTAGAAACATTTTATAATAATAATCGTAAAATAAAAGGTTTAGCTAGATGTGCATTATATTTTTTATTGAAAGAATTGTTAGAAGGTAAAGTTTTAGATAATAATACTATTTTACAAGTTGATACATTAATGCCATCTGATAAAAATATAAATAAATTAGTAAAAACTTATGAAAATATTGGATTTTCAAAGCAAGAAAAAAACCAAACTATAACTATGTATTCGACAATAGGCAATTTATTAAATATATTGTCTGGACAATGTCTTCAATTTAATGGTGGAAAAAAACGAAATTTAAGAAATACTAAAAAGGCAAAATCTTTAGTAATATTGAACCATCATTGTAAAACAAGAAAAGTACATAAAATAAAAAATATAATTTAATTGCGCTAAAATATTTAGATACATAAGTATTTAAAGATTTTAAATTAAAATCTACTATAATGTCTTCATTTTCAAATAAGAACCAAGTTTTAACGTCAACTGAAGGAAATGTTCTTACCATTAAAACCGTACAAATTGCACCATTTAGAACACTTATGACTGCTCTTAAAGATATTTTACTTGAAACTAATATTACTTTTGAACCTGATGGTATGAGAATTATTAACATGGATAAGTCTCATACTATTTTAGTTCATTTATTTTTGTCAGCTCAAAATTTCGAATTTTATGAATGTAAAAAAGACAAGATTATTATTGGTGTTAATATGTTTCATCTTTTCAAATTAATTAACACCATTGAAAATGACGAAACATTGACTATTTACATTGAAAATTCAGATTATGTTGATGGAATTGTGTCTTATTTATCTCTCAAATATGAAAATGGAGAGATTAAACAGTGTAAGACCCAAAAATTGCGTTTAATTGAGCCTGACCCAGAAGAACTACAATATCCAGATGTTACTTTTTCTTCCATTATTAATTTACCTTCTGCTGATTTCCAAAAAATCATCCGTGATTTATCTTGTATTTCAGAAAAACTTGAGATTAAATCAGTTGGTAATGAATTGATATTTAAATGTTCTGGCCAATTTGCTTCAGCTGAAATTCATCGCGCAGAATCTGATGGAGAAAATAAATCAATGTCTTTTACATTAAAGCAAGATTCGTCTAAAATTATTCAAGGTGAATTCTCTCTTAAAAATTTGGGGTACTTTATTAAATGTACAAATTTATGTCAACAAATCGAAATATACTTAGAAAATGATTTACCACTTGTTGTCAAGTATAATGTTGCTACTTTAGGGAGCATAAAACTCTGTTTAGCAGCATTGCCCTCATCATAAATGGTCATTATATAATTCAATACATGCCAGTAAAATATACTTAAAATAAATATAAATATTATTTGTTTATTTTAAGTAATGGATATACTTACATTATATTATTATACAAGTGTACCTCTATTAACTTGTAATATGTTATTCTATTCAATTACTTCTCTTTCAACATCTATATCATCTTCTCAAAACGTAGTTAAATTTATATCGGAACACAAAGATAACGATTCGATAATATTTAAAAATGAAATAAATGAGACTGATTTAGAAAACAAATTGAAAATACTTGAATCTTTTTTGTTTGATATAATTAGAAAATTTAGCAAAAACAAAATCGACCTTCAACAAATTAAAATGAATTTTTTACAACCTCAAATAACAGATAATATTTTAATAGAAAATAATGAATTTACATTAATTGAAGTTAAACCACCTTCTAATATATTAGAAGAAATAGATGAGCCTATTAAATTAGCTATAATCAGCACCTCAGAAACAATGCAACATATAAATTTACTTCTTATTAAAATACACGAAAAAATTAATAATCATAATAAGTCTTATGTGAAAAATTTAATTTCTTTATCACTTCAAAATGAAATAAAACATTTAAAAAGACAAATGAAAATACTCGATAATCGCACACAACTTTTGTTTGAGCTTATAAAAATTTATTTGCCATTAAGATAAATAAAATAATTTATTTACATTATTATATATATGTCAAGAAATTATACAAGCTATCCACAATATTTAGGTGCTTTAAAATGTTGCGATTTAAGGAGTCAAGGACCACAAGGACCTCCTGGACCAACCGGACCATCAGCTGTTGGTCAGCAAGGCTATACTGGCCCAACTGGAGCATCTGTTACAGGACCTACTGGAAGAAGCTGTAAAGGTGATACAGGCCCTCCTGGACCAGCTGGACCTGCTGGCGGACCTACCGGCGATACTGGCCCAACCGGACCAGGATTAGAAATTAGCCTATTACCAACTCCTGGAACAGGAGGTGTATGGTATGACGCAGCAGCAAGTACTTTACATTATTCACTATTAAAATCATTTATTATAGATCATCCTATTCAAGAAGACAGATATTTAGTTCATGCTTGTTTAGAAGGACCAGAAGCAGGAGTTTATTATAGAGGAACTGGAGAGATTTTAGATAACAAATCTGCAGACATTGAACTGCCATATTATGTAGAGGAATTGGCAACAGATTTTACTGTTCAAATTACACCTATCTATAATGGTAAAATAAATATATTAAATGTAAGCGAAGTATCGAATAATAAATTTACTGTTTATGGAGAAAATTGCAAATTTTATTGGCAAGCAACCGGAAAACGTTCTGACATTATTATAGAACCTCTTAAATCAGATGTCGAAGTTAAGGGTCAAGGGCCGTATCTATACATTTAATAATTTATAAAACTTTTAAATGAAATTGCTATACTTATCATTTATAAATTAGATTTACATAATAACTCAATTGTTCTTTTTATATATTTATGTTGATATTCACTAGAAAAATATTTCTTCGCAAATTTATAAGCGTTTTCTGCTATATTTTTTGCTTTATCATCATTATTTTTAACCCATTCTATTTGTTCAATTAAATTACTTAGATCATAATTAACTGGAATATAATGTTCATATGGAATAATTAAATGAGAAAACCAACAAGTGCTATTAGAAATAAGAAATGGTACACACCCTGTAGCAAAACCGTACATATGACTTGAAGCTATACAATTTCCATCAATAATAAAAAATATTTTATATTTTGTAAATTCCTTATAATGAATTCTATCAGCAAAATATTCAGTTGGTATATTTTTATTTTCACTCCACCAAGTTGATAATCTGACATTTGTATTTGGATTATAATCAAATATAGTTTTTACAAATTTTACACGCGTAGATTGTAAACCACCTACACCAGAACAACTACCTCGCCAACATAAATTATCAGAACGTTCTTCCCATTTAGGTATTATAGATTTATTAAAAAAATCACATACTCCACATTTAAAAAATAAATCATCAAGCGGTAAGTATAAATAATTACAATCAATTTCTTTATCTATTTGACATAATGTTCCTATAATAAGTTTTTTGTTACATTCTTTGGCATAATTAATAAAAGGTTTAATTGTGCTTTCCCAATTAACATCATGCCATTTAAAAGATGATTTATCATTATTAATATTTCCATCTGATTTAGGTATTATTATTATAGTATTTTTTGGCATACATGATTGAACATATTGTATTATTTCTCCATTTGACATAGCTTTTGAAAATAAACCATCCCATAAACATCCGTCAAAATTACTTACAATATTTCCATCTTCAATAACAATTATATTTTTTTCCATTTAATGATTAAAAATTTATATTTAAGTTATTTATTAAATATAAATTAACTATATTTAACTATTGAGTCGATATATTTTTTATCATATATTCCAAATTTTGTTCTTCTATCCCAAGTGCTATAATTTATTATTACTCGTTCATCTTCTACGACGACACTTAAACAATATTCAATAGGTTCTCCTTCAAGTTTAAATGGTGCGGAATATCTCAATAAATTCATATTTGAATCAAATATGGATATTATATGATAATAATGTCTCGGATTTTCATATGAAACAATATGATTAATAAACCATATTTCAGTTTCAAAAATATCAATTACAATATTTCCATTATTATTCTCTCCAATTTTTTTATTGTAAATAAAACCACATGTTGAACCTCTAACTCGAGAGAATATTTTTGGCATATTTCGTGTCTCTATAATATTTAAAATATTATTTTCTAATTTACATATTTTCAAAGGATACCAATCATAAATAATATGTAAGTCATTTTTATATTCAACAAATACCCAATTTTTTTCAATTTGCGTATTATTAAAATATTGTTTTAATTCATTTCCATTTAGTTTTTTAGAGAGAACATCATATGAACCCGAAACTATTCCTAATTTATTATTTGTATGATAACCCGTTCCAATAAATAAAAGTTTATCATTATTATAATAAATTTTAACATCTTCTATTCCAATATATAATCTATTATCATACGAAACATCCATCCAATCTTCTTTAATAATATTGAAGTTTTTATCAAATTCAACAAATTTATTGACTGATATTATGTGCTTATCACAGCCAGTATAAGTTCCATTTGGTTGAATAGAATAATTAACATATCTTATGTTGCATAAATAACCATCATCACCTGGATTTTTAATGAGACAGCTTGAAGAAGATATAAATTTGATATTCTCTCCGCCAACTGTTAAATAAATTGAATTGTCTGCGTTATATACAGTTTTTTTCTGTAAAATGTCTTTATAAAATTTCATATTTGATAATATGTTATCAATTTCAGTATTATTATTTGAATTATTCATTATTGTAATTATTTCATTATTTATATTTTTAACACCACAGTATGCCGCAAATATGGTATATTCATAATAAATTTGATATGTGTAAATGTCATTATGTAAAAATAAATACGAATCTTTATTATCTTTTTTGTCAAGTATACTTTTTGCCAATTCATAAAAAAAAATACACAATTTATGATTTGAATTTATTCTATAATATTTAATTATTTCATATAGAGCTTCTAAACGATTAGGATAAAAATCATAACCTTCTAACCAATAACATAAAGCATCCGAAAATTTATTAAGATTTTTATAACATAGTCCAATTCTATAATAACTATACCATATTTCTTCTTTCCATCCTCCAAAATCAATACGTTTTTTATAAAATTGAATAGCATCTTCATATTTTCCAGAATCATAATAACTATTTGCTAAATAAAAATGATATCGAGGAGCATTATTTGGTTCATTTGTAATACCTTCAATGAGCAATTTAACATCTCTTTCAAATTTATCACTTTTAGAACCGCCGTCTCCTATGTCAAGAATAAATATATCTTTTTTATTGAGATTTATTATCGTATTATTTTTAGGAGTGTCAATATATTCATGAGTAACTCCATTATATTTATATAATCCATTATTTTTGATAATTCGAAGATTTTGATAATAAAATGAATCGGTTCCTTGAAGTATATTAAAACTTTGCGCAGAATATAAAATTTGTTTATCAAAATTTGTAATTTGAAGAATCATGTCAGCATCAAGTAATAAAACATAATCGGATAATTCAATACAAGATTGAAGAGCAAAATTTCTATTATAGCAAAAATTTTTAAATGGTTCTTGTATAATTTTACCAGGTTTTCCTTTTTCTTTAAAATATTCTTCTATAATTTGAATTGTATTATCAGTCGAACCTGTATCACAAATACAATATGAATCAATAATAGATATTACTGAATCAAATAATCGTTTAATAATACGACTTTCATTTTTGACAATCATATTTAAACACAGAGTAGGTGATTTTTCTATAAGATCCATTTAATTTTAAAATTAATAAGTATTTAAATTAAAATATATTATATAATTATAAAATGGCTTCCACAAGATTTAAATATGATGATTGTAGAACAAAAAAAGCTTTGCAACAAGCAACCGATCCTGGTAGATGGATATTAAATGTTCCAGGAAATGGTGATAAACCATGTTATATGGAAGATCCTCAAATTATTCCGCAAAAATGGGGAGCAAATTTAAGAACCAATACAATTAATTTAGAAAGTGATTTACGTGGTGTCAATAGACATTTGAGCAGAGATTGTTTAGGAAAAGATGAATATCAACAATATAACGTGCCAAATCAAGCTATTCAATATCCAAGTTGTTCTGCATTAACAACAGAACAATCAAGAGCAACAAATCCAGCATGGTGGTATAGAGATTTAGCTCAAAATGACTGGTCATATCCTCCTTTAAATCCACAGGCGAATGTATGTATTCCTTTCCAAAATAATTTAAGTACAAGAATTTTAGAAAAAGATTATTTTACACCTAAGAGAGATTGTGTTTTAGATGAGACGAAGCAAATGTTACCTACCAGTTTTAATTTAATTAGAGGTGGTTATGCGGGTGGTCCAACAACTTGTCAACAAACTAACTCATGTAAAAATATTTAAGAAATTACAATAAACATAAAGGCCGAATTAGATTATTATATATGAATTAAAATATAATACTCTATATATATAAATATGGAAATAGCGGTCCCATTAATAGCATTAGGTGGTATGTATGTAATATCAAACCAAAAAAACGAAGATTGCACTAAAAAAGAAATCAGAAAATTAAATCAAGAAAACTTTGTAAATATGGGAACTAGAACCAATCTAGCCACAAGACAAAGTGAAATTCATGGCAACTATTTACCGAATACAAATATTCCTCCTCAAAATTTTCCCGTAACAAATATAAACCAATTAGTCGATAATGTCCAAAATTATCCGAATCCAAATACCGCGACTGATAAATATTTTAATCAAAATTTATATCAAGAAAAGGAGAGAAAGGGTATTTCAGTTGGTCAAAATCCACAAGATATATTCTCTCTAACTGGTAATTATCTAAGTTCTGACCAATTTAAACATAATAATATGATACCATTTAATGGAGGTAAAATTAAAGGTCGCACATATGATGTCAATATTACTGAATCTGTTTTAGACAATATGATTGGTTCTGGTTCTCAAACTATAAAGAAAATTGAACAAGCTCCTTTATTCAAACCAGAGGAAAATATGCAGTGGGCATATGGTATGCCAAATCAAAGTGATTTTTATCAATCCCGAGTTAATCCAGGAATGCGTAATAATAATGTCAAACCATTTGACAGCATAATGGTAGGTCCAGGTTTAGACAAAGGTTATGGAATTAATGGTTCAAATGGTTATAACTCAGGTATGGAAGCAAGAGATAAATGGTTACCAAAAACTGTAGACGAATTACGTGTAGATACTAATCCAAAATTAGAATATGAATTGCTAGGGCACGAAGGACCAGCAGATTCATTTATTAAAAATGCTGCAACAACTCAGATGTTAGGTCGTGTCGAAAAACAAAGACCGGATACATTTTTCATTAACACACAAGATCGTTGGCTAACAACTACTGGCGCATCTAAAGGCGAAACTTTGCGACCAATTCAAGAGATGGGTATCGTCAGAAGAAATGATATTCCTATCGATTATATGGGTCCAGCTGGTTCAATTGAAGTAAAAGCAGCTACAGCACCACAAAATTTCGAACCTTCTAAACGTCACGAAGTGTTGGCTGGTGGTGTAAATCATTCAACCGCAGTTGGAAGAGGTGACCATACAGATAAAGAAGTTTTCTTACGCAGTCACACTAACTATGAAAATAATCGTTCAACCGTTAGACAACCTGATACCATGAGAAGTGGATTTAGCGGTGCAATTGGTGCGGTTATTGCTCCTCTAATGGATTTCCTTAAACCAACCAGAAAAGACGAGACCATTAACAATGTCAGAATTTATGGAGAAGGTGCCACGTCAATTTCTAAAGGTCCGGTTTATAATCCATATGATTCTACGCCAACAACTATTAAAGAAACAACCCTTTATGCTCCAACATTTAATATTAATAACCAAAAAGAAGGTGTTTATGTTAACAATTATACATCTCCAGATTTGACACAAAGAGATACTACAAGCTGTGAATATTATACTGCTGCTGGTGGATATGCTACTGGTTATGGTGACATGAATTATGATGCTGCTTATAGACAACATAATAACGACATAAAATCACAAACAATTATGAATAGACCAAACCAAGGTGGTACACAAATTTTCAATCAACAAATGAATTTAACAACAATTAAAACCGATTCTGATAGATTAGATGGTAGAGTTAATCCAGCATTCTCTCGTTTAAGTGCTTTACCGCCATCGGTTCAAACTTACGGCGCAATTCATGCTCCTCAATATTATAATGAATGTGCTGGATGTGATAGAATTAATCCTGATATATTAAGTGCTTTCAAAAATAATCCATATACACACTCGTTAACTGGTGCTGTATAAATTAACACATTTTATACCATTTTCTATAAATTCATTTATAAAAAATGCTTAAAGTTATCATTATAAAAATTATATAATGTTAAAACCAAATTCTTATCCTAAATGTGCTCGTTCTTTTTTGGAATTTTATCAAAATAATAAAAGTCTAACAAATAAATATGTTAACAAATTACTTAGAGTACGACCATTTGATGTTACATTGAGAGATGGTTTGCAAGCTTTGACAACTGATGAGCAAGCAGAATATACAACAAATTTTAAAAAACAATTATACAAAGAAATAATCGAAAAATATAATCCTAGAAATTTAGAGATTGGTTCTTGTGTAAATAAAAAAATATTTCCTATTTTTACAGACACTGAAGATTTATTTAGTTCTATTAAAGATAATAAAAATAAATATATTTTAGTGCCAAATCAAGAATATTTATCAAACGCACTTAATTTTGGAGCTACAAATTTTTCTTTTATAACTTCAGTTTCAAATAGTTTTCAACTTAAAAATACAAAAATGACTCTACGAGAAAACTTGAATAATTTAAATAACATGATTCATTTTTTAGATAACTATTCAAAGTATAAAATTGATATTGAAAATGGAGATGTTACAGTAGAATTTTTCAATTTTAATATTAAGTTATATGTATCTTGTATTAACGAATGTCCAATTGAAGGAAAAATTTCAAATGATGATATAGTTAGTAAATTATATTATTTAAGTGGCAAGAAATTTGACAAAATATGTCTATCTGATACGTGTGGAACATTAACAAATGATGATTTTAGTGAAATTATTGGTATGCTTTATGAAATAGGTGCAGATATAAATAAGTTCACATTACATCTCCATATTAAACCAGAGAGGGAAGATGAAGTTCAAGAAATAGTGCATACAGCTCTGGACTATGGAATAGAAGAATTTGATGTTTCATATTTAAAATCTGGTGGTTGTTCAGTTACAATGGATAAAAATAAAATGGCACCAAATATGAGTTACGAACAATATTATAAATTTCTGTCAAATTACTTAATTAAATAAATTAATACGTTCTATTTAAATATAAAAACACACTCTAAAATATAGTAAATAACATGTCATTAAATATTCATCAAAATATAAAAGAAAAATTAAATTACTTTTATGAAATTCATAAAATACCAAACATAATTTTCCATGGACCCACTGGCAGTGGTAAGCGTTCGATTGTCAGCGAATTTATTCATAAAATTTACGACAACGATAGAGAGAAAATCAAATCATTTGTTATGTATGTAAATTGTTCGCATGGTAAAGGAATTAAGTTTATAAGAGAAGAGTTGAAATTTTTTGCTAAGACTCATATTAATTGTAATGGAGGAAATAATTTCAAAAGCATAGTGCTATTAAATGCAGATAAATTAACAACGGATGCACAGTCGGCACTACGAAGATGTATTGAGTTATTTAGTCATAATACCCGTTTTTTCATTGTTGCGGAAGATAAATATAGTTTAATGAAGCCAATAATATCTAGATTTTGTGAAATATATGTCGCAGAACCAGTTATAAATGGGCAAGCTGTAAATTTGTACAAGTATAATTTAAATGATGTATTTAAAATGAAGGATATGAAGACCCAAAAGATGTATGCTTTGTCAAAAGAATTAGCAAAAATTAATAAAAAAATAACACTAGATGATTTGATGTTATTTTGCACAAAAATATACGAAAAAGGTTATAGTGCTTTAGACATTTTAACATTATTAGAAAATCCAAAATCTCTCGAAAATGCAATTTCAATTGATAAACGATATGAATTATTAATTTGTTTTAACAGAGTAAGGAGGGAATTTAGGAATGAAAAACTGTTAATTTTATTTATATTAAATTTTATTTTTTTAAGTTCAGAATTAAGTTTAGAAAATATAAGTTTTATGTAAATGGATGACTTTAATGTTAGTGCACTTCACGAATCTAAAAACGAATGGGGAGCTAGATTAGTTACCCTAATGACTCCTCTTATTATCGACGGTTATAAATCAATCCTTGAAGAATCTATAAAATTATGCAAGGATAATAATGAAATGGATAAATATTTAATGACATTTCAAAATTTAATCTCTCGAATCCCTAAGTGGAATCAACAAATAGTCGAGAACGAGAGAAAAAGAATATGTGAGAAATCAGGTTGCAATTATTTAGAAGATTTAGTAACATGCGTTCATATTATTCAATTGAAAGTTTTAACTGCTATGAGAGTCGGTCAAAAACAAAAAAAAATCGATATTAATATACCAAAATTAGACGATTTTATTCATAAAGTTTACATTAATGTGGCTAGAAAAGTATATAAAAATGTATATTTATTTCAAGTTGGAATCGAGCCACTTCAAATTCAAAAAAATTATAGAGAACTTGAAATAATTGTTCAAGAGTGTATTTTAAACACATTAAGAGAAAGTATTCCAGTCGAAGCTATTTTAAAGGCTTATATGGATGAATCTGTTGAAGAAGATGTCATTGAAGAAGTTAAAGAAGAAGTTACTCATGAGCCAATTATAGAACCAGTATCAAATATACCAGTAAAAAGTGGCGGTGTAAGTTTTAATAATATAGATTATATTAAATCTGACAATGGTGTATCTCAAATTGACGCACCAAAAAGTATCGATAGATTAGAAGAAATAAGTATAATGAGAAATGAGCAAAGAAAACGTGATGCAGAGGATGAGGATGATAATATTAAGCTAAGTATTTCTGATCAAGATTTTAATTTGGATACTTTAGATATTCATAATATAGAAGAGCCAAAATTGGACTTATTGCCAGATTTATTAATAGATGAAATAGAAGTTTTAGAATAATTTGCGTAAAACAAATAATAAGATTGTTCTTAAATAAATTAATACATGCCGAGTATATTTGTGATAGCTGCAGTAATATCAATAACATTTTTGATTGCTAAATTTTTAGAAATGAGATATATTGAAAAAGAGAGCAAACCATTAAAGCTTTTGATAAGGGATACTCTTTTAGTATATTTTAGTGTAATAGTCGCAAATTTTATAATGGAACAAATAAATCCAATAATGACTGCTAGTGGAGGTAAAAAAGTTACACCTGTTTTCACAGACAATCCATCTTTTTAAATTTATTTTATTTATATGAAAAATATATAAATAAAATAAGCAATAAATTATAATGGAAAACGCATCATTAAATATTCCAATAGAATTTTGGTTTAATACTAATCAATGGTTATCTTTACCATTAATTGCGTTACCATATCACAAAGTAAAAGTAGACTTAGAATTAGCTATTAACATACCATATTGGAAATTGAGAGATTATAAAAATTTTGTATTAGATGATTCTAATAATGAAAAATTGTGTGATTTTATTTATAATATAATAATGTAACAATATAAAATGAAATTTTTTTTATTTTTTCTCTCTATTTGTAAATTAATAAATGCATATAATTCATCTTCATCTTGTTATTGTACAACTGTTCCTTGTCCAATTGAAGGTAAAAATTTGCTAACCATTGGAGGTGGCACATCAGGAACATATTATTATACATTACATAATAGTATACCTGTAATATCATCAGCAAATGTCAGAGTTTCATTAAATAATATGAATAAAGGTACTGACACCACAACATGTACACAAAATTACGCACGTTCGTTAGATGACGATGGTATTCAAGATTGCGATGCAGGACATATTTTAGCAAACCATTTAGGCGGTCCAGGAAATCAACCAATCAATATTTTTCCACAAGATTTAAGTGTAAATCGCGGTTCTTATGCTCAATATGAAGACAGTATTTATACTTGTATTACCACAAAGGGTGTAAATTATGCAGACTTATCGTGGACTTTCACTTATTCATCAAATACTAAAACAAAACCAACAACTGTTAAATATAACGTTCGTTACACGGGTGGAACATGCACATCAACAAGTAAAACATTTACAAACTAACGACCAGTCCAAATCTTGACAACATTATGCGGGATAGTGCCTTTTTTTAAGTCAGTCATATATTGGTCAAATGAGTAACCCCAACGCGGATACGTCATGATGTCACCTAATAGAGACTTTTTTGAAAATAAATTAGGCGATTCGGTAAAAAAAATGGTACCAAATATTCTCTCCAAACAACATCTATCAGCTCTACATTTTACAGCATGTATTAAATTTGTTATATTGTATTTCTCTTGTATACCTTCTAAAAACTTTAAATTTATATATGATTGAACACCAAAACAACCAAACCATTTATCAGTTGTCATTCCTAATATATTAATATCTTTTGAAACTTTGTTATTAATAATAATATTATTTTTTAAATATGAAGAAATACGCCTTGTATTTTCAACATTTTCTTTGTCTGAATAAAAAAACCATAGAGGCATTACATTTATACCATTAAATTTTTCAAAACTAATTCTTTTATGCAAAAATACGCTATCGTGTATTATTATTGCATTCTCAAAAAATTTATATTTCAAAAAATAATAGTAAGGAAGTAGCTCACCACGACCTGGAAATTCTGATTGAATTACCTCTAAATTTTTATAAGGGAATTCTGGTTTTACGAAATTATAATTGCTATTATCATCAATAATCACAATTTTTCTTAAAGGATATAATGTTATTAACAATTTTACATTATGGTTCCAATATTTATTCGTTTTTTCAGAATTAACATGTCTTGTTATTATAAATCCAAATCTATCCATAATATATGTAAATAAAATGCATTATGGATTTTACAAAAAAATAATTCTAAATATGTGATGGGATTAAATCTATATTGATAACTTCATCCATATTCTTAATCTCTCCAGTAAACAGAAAACTTTCAAATTCTGTACGTTCTAATTGTGCTTGAGGTGTATGATAATGTACACATCTTGCAATCATTTTGTATAATTTAAATTCAGGATATCTCTCTACTCCATTTGTTTTATAAAGCATATTAATACCTTTATCATCTAAACACCACTCAAAAATTAAACGTTTAATTGGATCTTTTATTTTACTTAAATCTTTCATCTCTTCAAAGTCATCAATTACATAATCAAAAATAGAACATGCTAATCTACATAAATCAAAACTATAATTTGGCTCTAATCTTGGTTTCTTATCATTGAAATAAGGTTCAGTATTATACTGCGTAGCTGCATCGCCACCTGTTTGAAAACTATCACTGCAAAAAACTTTCCCATCAAATTTAAAAATACTTCGACCAAAATCAATTATTTTAAAAATTCGACCAAATGTTGGCACCTTATAATATTTTTTCTTATAACAATAATACAAATATTTCTTGTCAGTTTCATTATACATTACATTATTGGTATGTAAATCATTATGTGTAAAATTAAATGCTTTTTGGTATGTAATTAATATCATAATTATTTGCATAAAAGCAGATAACCATTCATTTTCAGTTAACTCACTATTTAAAATTAAATCATCAAATGTATTTTCACAATATTCCATTCCGATAACTTGAACAGGAAATTTTGGTATGGTGACGTTTATGCTCTCTTCTTCATCATCCCAAACATCGTCATCATCTTCTCCTTCTTCATGTTCATCTTCAGCATTTTCTAATTTTTCACTACTACCATCACTATTTTTATCTTCAATTTTTTCTGAGCTTGAATCAAATACGTCGTCGCAATTTTCACATTCTTCTAAATCTTCATCATTGGTATAAGATGTTCTTGATGAGCATGTAGAATTTGTGTTAAACGTTACTTGATGTTCACTTCGCATATTTGTGTTTGTTATATCAACCAAGTCAAGTGACATATCTTTTAAGTCATTTAAAGTTAAAGTAGTTTCGCTTAAATCGATTGTATTTTCATCTTCAAACATATTTTCAAAAATTTCATTGTTAACAGAAGCAAATGATTTTAAGCTAATATCTTTTCCAATTGTTAATGGTTTTAATTTTGTTTGTTCTTGTTGGAATAAATGGTCATAATCATCTATTTTAAATAGAAGGTTCTTATTTTTATTGAAAAAATCAGAGTTATTAAGGTAATCTATGTCATCAAAAACGTTTATTTTGAAATCATTTTTAACTGCTAAAAATGAACCATAATAATCTACACCATGAATAAATTTAAATGTATGTCTTAATTGACTCGATAAAAATAAAAATAATCCTTCAACATAAGCTGCATTATTTACGTCAATAAATTTATCATTACAATCTCTAGATATTGAATTTAATTTTGGCAAATGAAACAGTTTAGGATTTGTTATGTCATATTTACCAATCATATACTTATATGGATCTAATAAAGGAGCAATTTTAAAAAATACTTCCCTATCTTTTACCTTGTTATTTTCAACATTTTTAATTCTGCACATAAAAAGGTTATCATTGTATTCAATTTGTTCTATAACATTTGATATAAACCATTTATTGTTAAGATTAATACTATTGTAATTTGTGTCATTCAAATTAAAGAAGCGTGTATAAATAGGAATATAGTTTTGTGTTTTGGAGAGAAAAAGTGATGTAGATTCTTCAAAACGTTTAAAAAGCTCAGTATTTTTCCTTTTCTGATAATTGATTGTTATCATCTTTAGTGAATTACAATATAAATATAATGTGTTTTTAACTAATTATTTGGATAATTAGTTAATCTCTCTAAAACATTACTATAGAACTGAAATTTTATTCGTTTACTTTAGAAAATATTTGAAATAATTGAAATATAATGGACTACATATATTATACATTTTAGCTGGATGGTGTGTGGTAATTTATTTTTTAAATAATATAGAAAATTATACTTATGAAAAAGCTATAATAGAAGTTTTACGCCTTTGGACATTTAAAACGCCGAATTTAAGTATCTTCAAATTCATAAACTGCTTTCATCATTTCAACTAATTCTCCAAGTGTATTTTTTATTTGTTTAATATCATTTTTCATATTTTTTACATCATTTTGTAATTCTACATAATCATTTTTATTAATACTAATAAATACATTATCTATCTCTTTAGTTTTTATTTTTTTAGCATTATTATTTTGTCTTTTTTTTATTGTTTCTTCAATAGAATTATTATCTAATTTAGTTTGTCTAATTATTTCTTCAACAGAGACATTTTTTAAATACATTTTATATGCGATTTCTCGGCGTCGTGAATTAATACCTCCAATTGTTCTGTTATGTTTTTGTGCTATTATTTCAATATCTATATTATTATTGAGTTCTTCTAATAATAATATTTCTTCCTCGTCACTCCATTTTTGTCCCATATTAGAAGGGTATTCTTTATCCTCATTTGAAACGCTTACCATATTCCAAAATCCTTTATTGCGAGTTGTATTCATTTCCATTAGTTTAATTTAAATTACAAATTATATTTATGTTTTTTTCAATTTTTTAAAATAATCGGCGTTTTAAATGTCCAAAGGTGTAAAATGTGGCGGTGACACTGATACAAACGCAAAGATAGTTGGTAATTTATTAGGTGCGTATTACGGCAATTGTATACCAGAATATATGTCTAAACCGGTTTTAGAATTTGACTGCACCAAATCTAGTAACAAATTTTATACAAGACCTGAAAAATATGGCATCAAAAATGCTATCAAATTAGTTGAGGAATTAACCCAAAAATATAATTAATAATCTCCATCATCATTACAGCACGTATTCACGTAAAAAAGACATTTGTTTATTTTAATTTTTACTTCATAAACAATATCATTTATAGTAATTTTCATTTCCTGATTAGGAACTAATACTTCATATGCCTTTGCTTTAAGTTTATTTTGATTTAGCCAATCTGCGGTCGTCCAGTCATTATCAGATTCAATTTTTATATTAACATTAAATATTTTACCATATTTATCAATAGTTTTTATTCCTTTGGATTGATAATAAGGTGTATAATAAAAATTATTTAAATAGTTTAAGACAGTTTCTGATTGATTATCGTCACATAAATAGTTGTCAAATAATATATCATCTTTAGCAACAATCTCTTCCGGAAATAACGCAACTTGAAAAAATATGGAATGGTCTGTCATTATCTATTAAATATTTAAAATAACTCTAAATTATTTTATTAAACGTTTAGCGTTTAAATCTAATATAATTTTCTTTTTTAAATATTATAGAATGACTTTAGAACTTAGAAAATTCGACATGAAAAGCATTCAATTTAAACCAAATGAAAATAAGGGTCCAGTTGTTGTTTTAATTGGTAAGCGTGATACAGGTAAATCATTTTTAGTCAGAGATTTATTATGGTATCAACAAGATATTCCGATTGGAACAGTTATATCTGGAACAGAAGAAGGTAACGGATTTTATGGAAAAATGGTGCCAAGATTATTTATTCACAATGAGTACAATTCTGCCATCATTGAAAACATCTTAAAGCGTCAGAAAACCGTATTAAAACAAGTTAAAAAGGAGATAGAAACCTATAAACGCTCATCAATTGATCCAAGAGCATTTGTTATTCTTGACGATTGTTTATATGACAATACATGGTCTCGTGATAAGCTTATGCGTTTATTATTTATGAACGGTAGACACTGGAAGGTAATGTTGGTCATTACAATGCAATATCCATTAGGTATTCCTCCAACACTCAGAACAAATATCGATTACGTTTTTATTCTTCGAGAGAATTATATCGCAAATAGAAAACGTATTTACGAAAATTATGCCGGTATGTTTCCAACATTTGAAGCATTTTGTCAGGTGATGGATCAGTGCACAGAAAATTATGAATGTCTTGTCATTAATAACAACTCTAAATCAAATAAACTAAATGATCAAGTATTTTATTATAAAGCTGACAACCATAATGACTTCAGATTAGGTTCAAAAGAATTCTGGGAATTATCTAAGGGATTGCCTGATGAAGAACAAGAAGAACAATATGACCCATCTAAAACAAAGAAACGCGGCGGTGGTCCTAGAATTAGCGTTAAAAAGACTTCTAATTGGTAATTAAATATATAACATCATATTATAATGCGCTTCATAACATCTTTTATGAAAAATAAATTGTTCATATGAGTTATCGTAATGTGTCAGTAAGCCTCTACCATCTTCAACTGCAAGGCATGGT